CGGTTTTGCCTAAGCAAAAATTATACTTGCTTGATATTCAACACTTTAAGTATGCCGTTTTGCTTAGGCAAAATTTATAGCCTTGATTTTGCTTAGGCAATTTGCTTAGGCAAAATAACTAAACTATTGATAATCAACACATTGTAATTTTTGCCTAAGCAAACTATATTTTGCCTAAGCAAAAATTATACTTGCTTGATATTCAACACTTTAAGTATGTCGTTTTGCTTAGGCAAAATTCCCTCGCGCACGCGCATAATGCGCACACGCGCGTATATATACACTCTATATATAATATCTTATTAAGTATAAGTATATGAAATAGGGGGTATGGGGGAAAGAACACGCTAACTTGGATTTTTTGAAGAAACGAAAAAAGAGTGCCTATTTCTGACCCTCTTTTTCTTTATCCATTTGCCTTTTCAAGTCTTTCTCGGATTTCATGCGCTCGTATAGTGGGCGGTCTATTTGAACATAATCCTTTCCGTCAAGTGTTGCATCAAGAATGACATCAAGCAACTTCATTTCATCTGCTGAATGGTTATATGTAAACAAGTCATTCGCTTCTTCTTTGGATAGCAAAACATAGCTTGCCTTGAACATAGCCGACCGTGCTTTGGCTTTCCAAACTTTCTTTTGCTGTTTCTCCCATGATTGCACCTTTGGTTTGCGTTTCCGCTTTCTCTTTGTTGGCTGTCCTGTTGGTTGGTAGATACCATTGTTTGCAGTCTGTCGCTTACCATACGCCCAAAGCAGACCAACGAAAAAGATAATCACAAGTACGGCTATCATTCTTCAAACATCTTTCCGGCACCCAACATTAGCCATTTGGCATTTACTCCAAAGTCCTTTACCATTGGGTACATCCACGAAACTTGAAACCATCCTCTATCCAAGTCCTTGCGGTTGGCTATGAGGTTGCGCCTGTCAATCTCATACAGGCGGCAATAGGTATTTACACCTCGTATCTTTTTCATCGCTATTATCGCATCAAGAGCGCAATAAAAGCGTTCCATTATCTGTTTGCTTACTGGTGTATTCATTCTTTATCAATATTTGTAACTTTCGTGTAATCCTCGTTGAAGTACCACTTTTCTTTGTGAAGAACTTTTGCTCCGAAAGCATTAGTCGCTCTGTAAGTGTGTTCACAATATCTTAATAATACTTCATCAGGATTATTACCATGCTCTTTTAGATATGGTCGTAGTTCTGTTGTCTTTTTGAAAAGAGAGTCTGCCGACCAACCCTCTGCTTTCGCCTTTGTCTTTACTTGCTCCATTGCATAGCGAATAGTGGGCAATTCCTGTGGCTTTCCAAGTTCTACACATTCATAACTTGATGGGTCGTTGAAATTGGCATTGACATATTCATCAATGGCTTTCTCGTATGGTTTTTGACAGGCGCACACACAAGCAAGTATGAATAGACACATAACTTGTTTCATGCGCTCATTCCTCTAAGTTGTTCAACATCGGCTTTCAGCTCTTGCAGTTCATCAAAGGGCAAACATTTAATCTTTGCGGTCGTGATAGCCTTTTCTAACTCTGTCAGCACCTCTAAGCTCCTTTCGGGATTTACTTGGTGTATGGCGATACTCTGCTTGCAAAGTTCAATCACCATTCGATAGTATTCTTTCATATTTTTCTGTTTTTGTTTTTCAATACTTGGGGAACTTGCCAAATATAGTTATCCGACATCTGCAACCGCAGCATTGCCTACCTGTTGGGCAGTTCCCTTTTTGGCAACCTCCAACAAAGCCTCCAACTTCCCTATTTGGCGGTTGAGTTCGGCAATTTCCCTGTCTTTTTCTTCAAGCAATCCATAAGGCGCAATTTGCTTTGTATTCATCATATCCACAAGCATAGTGGAAAAAGTTTTATCCTCTGCCGAAATATGATGTGCGCTTTCCTCGTTTGCAGTCTGCTGTGTTTCTTCTTCCCCATCTCCAAGCATAGAGCCTGTGCCATTTTCCAACCATTCAAGATTTAAGTTTGGTACAATATCTTTGAGTTTTTGGGTAAACAGTTTAGGCTCTGGGGTCTTTCCGTTGATTACTTGCGAGAAAGCCGAGGGGTTATTATACCCCATTTTCTGCCCTAATTCCCTCTGACTTGCCACAATCCCCGATTTTGTTAGGTGGCGTATCAAAATTTTATATCTGTCTAATTTGTTCATTATCAGCAACTTTCTAAATATTACGAAATTTATTTTGTACTCACCATAAACTTTTTGCCTAAATTATTTTGTTGGTTTAGGTAAATTGTTTACCTTTGCACCACAACAAGTTTAATAGTGTTGCAAAGATATAAAATTATGTCTGTAAAACACACTAAATCAGTTAGAAAATGAAGTATAAGAAGAAATCTGTCTTTCGGCAAATGTACGATGCACTGCCAACGGAACGCCCACAAGCACCAAAAACGGCATGGGTGAACGACATAGCAGCAGTGGCAAAGGTACATCCCACGACTGTAAGGTGTTGGCTTGCTGGAACACAGAAGCCAGACGAATTGAGAACTGACATTATCGCTAAACACCTTGGCGTTAGTGCAAAAGAATTGTTCAACTCTTAAAAGTACACGACAATGAAAAGGGACACTTTGGTAAACTTTATCGGTATGTGTGTTTGGGGTGCAATCGCCCTGTGTTGCACGATTACCATGTTTCTAAATTGGGGACACATCATTTTCGCCCTTGCTGGTTGGGCATTTGCTTGGCTTTGTTATGTGGAGAAAGAGTATTGCACCGAAAGCGTAAGAGATTATTTCAAGCGTAAAAGGAGGGCATGATATGGCTATTACGATGGAGTTGTACGAATTGAAAAACATCTGTAAGGAAATGGCGGCTTTGGGTGCTGCCACGATAGTACAGAGCAACGCACCAAGCAAAGACTTGGTTTCGCAGCGTGAGGCATATCGCCTGTTTCAAGAAATGCGAGTGAGGCGGTGGGTTGAGCAAGGTCTTATAACTCCACAACGTAACGGTGCTGCCCCCAACTCAAAGCGTTTCTATTCAATGGCAGAGTTGCAATCGCTCAACAATGCGGAAACACTAAAGACAATCATTAACAGATAAAAGAACTATGAAGAAGATTAGCGAATTTATTTCTGCCTATCTGAAAGGCAGAAAGGAACGCAAAGCCGAACAGCAGAAAGCGGTGATGCAAAGCGAGTCCTTGAAAGTTGTGCAAGTAATGGAGTTTCAGAACCAACTCTATATTTGCTACAACAACATTCCACTGATTGATATTCGCTATGTGGAGAATGTGCAATCGGTGCTGAATGACGCACGGACAATCAGAGAAAAGTATATCGAAAGTAACAATATTAAATTTGGCGTACAATGAAAAAGATAATTTTGAAATCGCTTGCCCTTGTGAACTTTAAGGGTGTCCGTGATTTTAGCATTGCTTTCAATGACGGCATTACTACCGTGTGCGGAGATAATGGCACAGGCAAAACAACGCTCTATGATGCGTATTTATGGCTTTTATTCGGCAAGGACAGCACAGGCAGAAGTGACGGTGCTAATGGTTTCAACGTAAAGACCACAGGCGAAGATGGAAAACCAATCTACCGCTTGGAACATTCAGTTACAGCCGTGCTTGAAGTGGACGAAAAGGAAATCAAACTGCAACGCTCACTGGTTGAGAAATGGCAGAAAGTGAACGGGACAACAGAGGAAGTGATGAAAGACGAAACACAGTATTTCATCAACGATGTGCGCACAGGTACAAAGAAAGAGTATCAAGCCGAAATATCGGAGATTATACCCGAAGATGTGTTCCGCATGATAACCAACCCTTACTACTTTACATCATTGGGTGCTGAAACTCAAAAAGATATGTTGCTTGAAATGGTTGGCAACATTGATGATGAAGAAGTGGCGGCTACTGACCCCGATTTTCTTGCATTGCTTGACCAAATCAACGGCACAAGCCTCGCTAAGTGGGCAAGGGAGATTGCGGCTAAAAAAAGGGCTTGCAATGATGCACTTGCTACCATTCCCGCAAGTATCGAAACGGCACAGAAACTTATGCCAGAGAGCGAGAATTGGACAGTGCTTGAAAAGCAGTTGAAAGAAGTGCAAGACCGTGTTAAGGAAATTGACGCACAGATTGCCGACAAATCCGCTCTGAACGATGAGGCATATAAGCGCAAGATGGCACTTATGAAACAACAGGCTGACAAGCGTATAAAACTGCAAGACCGTGAGAATACTATCCGCATGGAAGCCAACGCAGCGCACAACAAGGCACTTTCCGACATTCAGCAAATGGAAAACGAGTTGTCAATCAATCAGAAGAACTTGGATAGCTACCGCAACGACAAAATGAACGTGGACGGCAAGATTGATGAACTCAACGGCAAACTGGTAGAAATGCGTGAGCAGTTCAAGACTGTTGCAAAAGAGCAGTTCCCAGAGCCGAGCGGTGATGTGCTTGTTTGTCCGACTTGTGGCGAGCCTTACAAGGGCGAGAACTTGGAAAATGCCATTGCAAAGTTGCGTGGAAACTTTGAACAGAGCAAATCCAAGCGACAGAAAGACATTCAGACCAAGGGCAAGCAATACAAAGCCGAATACGACAGAGCCGTGGAGCAGCAGACCAAACTAACTGGTCTTATTGCCAAACTTGAAGATGATGCACTTGAAATAAAGGGCAATATCACAATCAAGAAAAACAACATCCCTGTTGCTGGCAACGCTGACGAGGCTATTGCCAATGATAAAGAGTGCATAGGGTTACGCAATGACATAGCAGAAATCGCCAATCAGTTGCAAGTTGAGGTGCCTCAAGCCGATGTGTCGGAACTGCAAAGCGAGAAAGCCGACAGCAACGCTGCCATTGCCGATATTAACAAGCGACTTGGCAAACGTGCGATGATTGAGCGAGTGAACAAAGAGATTGTCGACCTTGAAGAAAAGCGTATAGCCAATAACCAAGCCAAGGCAGACTTGGAGAAATGGGAAGATGTGTATTTGCGCTTTCAGAAAGCCAAGGATGAAGTTCTCATGCAACGCATCAACGGCTTGTTCAATGTCGTTTCGTTCTCATTCGTTAAGGAACAGAAGAACGGAGGCGAGAAAGTAACTTGCTATTGCATGGTGAACGGTGTGCCTTATGCTGATGTCAATGCCTGTGGCAAGGTAAACGCTGGCTTGGATATAATCAACGCTATATGTGCCACAAAAGGCATATCAGCACCCATATTCATAGACAATAGGGAGAGTTTCAACCAGATAATCCCTACAATCTCGCAAATCGTGAACTTGAAAGTGAGCAACGATAAATCACTAACCATAAAATAACATCTGATATGGACGAACAAAAATCAATGACAACACAGCAACAGGGCGGTGTTGTGGCAAAGCCTAAGAATTTGGATGTGCTGAAACGTGTGCTTTCCGCTGATTCCGTCATGGCACAGTTCAAGAACGCACTTAGCAAGAACGCATCTACATTCGTGGCTTCGCTCATAGACTTGTACAGTTCTGACAGCAAACTGCAATTGTGCGACCCTAACCAAGTTGTGAAAGAGGCACTGAAAGCAGCAGTTTTACACTTGCCTATCAACAAGGCTTTGGGACAGGCTTTCATCATTCCGTTCTACAACACGGTGACGGATGCAAAGGGTAACAAGGTAAAGAAGTACGAGCCAGTGTTTCAGATAGGCTACAAAGGCTTGTATCAGCTTGCAATGCGTACAGGCAAGTATGCTATCATTAACGCTGATGTGGTGTATGAGGGCGAGTTACAGCGCACAAGCAAGCTGACGGGTGAAATTGATGTTGAGGGACGCAAGGTGTCAGAAAAGGTTGTTGGCTATTTCGCCTACATTCAGTTGGTGGATGGCTATCACAAGGCACTCTATATGTCCGTTGAGGATATGGCGGCACACGCCAAGCGTTACTCCAAGGCTATTGCTTTCAACAGAAGTGTTACGATAGAAACATTGCTCAATCTCGCCAAGCTGCCCGTCAATGCCGACAGTACACAAGTAGGCTGGCAAGGTAACTTTCACGCAATGGCAATCAAGACCGTGTTACGCAATCTGTTGGGCAAATATGGCTACCTCACGGTGTCACTCCAAGAGGGTATTGCATCCGACACACAAGGCGATACAGACGAAAAGGTTATTATCGCTGACGCACAGGCAATCGAAGTCGTAGATGATGCAAACGTAGAGTATGAGGATGTAACCAATGGTGCGCTACCTCAAAGCGAGCCACAACACGAAACAGAGCCAGACCCCGGCTTTTGATTAACCAAGTGAAGTATGGAGTTGAAAGTGTTAGGTTCAAGCAGCAACGGTAATTGTTACATTCTTGACAACGGCAAAGAGGCTTTGATACTTGAGGCTGGTGTCCGTTTCCAAGAAGTGAAAAAGGCTTTGGGGTACAATCTCCGAAAAGTCGTAGGCTGTCTTATAACCCACAGGCACAACGACCACGCCAAGTATATAAAGGCAATGGTGGATAATGGCTTTCACACGTTGGCATTGGCTGATGTTTGGGAAAACAAAGGCGTATGGGGTTCACGCTCTGTTGCCATTGTTCCCAAACACGGCTACAAACTTGGGCGGTTCAAGGTGTTGCCGTTCAACGCTTGCCACGATGTGCCTTGTGTCGGTTATCTCATAGAACACCCCGAATGTGGGCGAATAATGTTTCTCACTGACAGTTGCGAATGTCTTAGCCTGTTTCCAAGGCTTAACCACGTTCTGATTGAGTGCAACTATTCAATGCCAAAGCTCATTGAGGCTGTCAATGCTGGAGTAACGCCCAAAAGCCAAATAGACCGCTTGCCAAACTCGCACATGGAACTGCAAACGTGCAAGGCGGTACTCTCTGAATTAGACCTTGCCAACGTGTACAACATAGTGCTTTTGCACTTGTCTGACCACAACAGCGACAGGTTGAAATTTGTATCTGAAATCGAAAGGCAGACGGGCAAAGCCGTATATGCTGCCACTCCAAATATGGATATTGACATTACAAAGTTCTGATATGGCAAAGGTCTTGGTTGAAAAACGAAAAGGATTGTTCACGTTGCAACCGCTCTACGAATGGTTTAGGCAAGTGTGTGACGGAATGTATAGGATTGAGGTTAAGCGGATGCGCAAGCCACGCTCAAACGACCAAAACGGATGGCTGTGGGGTTGCATATACCCCATGCTGCTTGATGCACTCTTGGAGGCTGGTTGGGAGTTTGTGAGTGTTGAGCAAGTACACGAATACTTCAAGAATATGCTTGCCAAGGACAGTGTGGTAAACAGGCATACAGGCGAGATTGTGGAGTTTCCGACATCAACTGCAACAATGGACACGCTGACATTCTCCACCTATTGCGAGAAACTGCGTGAGTATGGGCGTGAATACCTTGGAATTGAAATACCCGACCCCGATAAATATTGGAGAACAAGCGATGATACAAGTACCTAACAACGTGGTTACTGACTTGGTAAGGCACATTCCGATGATTTTAGAGTTGTTGCCCAAGGACACAAGTACAAGGGTGTACAACGCAATGAGAATAACAAGAAAGAACATTCAGAAACTTAAAAGATTAAGCGATGAACAACGAAAGCAAAAAGATTGAGGTGAGCGAAAGCAACCTTAAAGCTGCCTTTGAAGTGGCAGACGAAAGCACTAAGAAAGTGCTTGTAGCTCTGTTTGGCAAGATAGAGCCGACAGACGATAACAAGCCAAGTCTTAAAGATTACAAGTCTATACGCTCTTATGCGGATGCTTGCAAGGCTTTGGGCGAAAGTGTAGATGAAGAAACGCTGTCAAAGGCTGGTGTGCCAAAGCACATAATCGCCCAAATGAAATTGGAGCTGATTTGCAAGGCTCTTTGGGGTGGTGAGGTTAAGGTATATCCCGACCCCGATGGAAATCGCATTTACTGGTATCCTTGGTTTGCACTTTACAACCAAAGTGAGATTGACGGTATGAGCGATAAAGAAAGGGGTTGCCTCCTGTCTGCTCGTGCGGCTGATGGTGCGTCTGCGGGTTTCGGTTCTCTGTATGCGGGTCTTCGTTCCTCGTACTCGTCTGCGTACGGTGGCTTCCGCTTGTGCCTTGACACAGAAGAAAAGGCTGAATACTTTGGCAAACAGTTCTTGGAGCTGTGGGCGGAGGCAATAGCTTTCAATTTCTCTGTGGGTGAACGCTTGAAGTAAGTTTAACCAAAACAAGATAAGTTATGCAAGATTTAATGTTTGCTGATGAACCCGTAGAGAAAAGGGAACAGCTATTGCGTGACAACTGCGACCAAATTGTGGAACGTAGCTACACACGCAAGTTTGAACAGCACGAAGTGAACGCAAGGCGTGAAGAACTTGAAAACGTGTCTATCCAAGTGGCAGAGCTTGAAGATAAACTCGCTGAAATCAGAGCCGACTACAAGGGACGCATAAAGCCGTTGCTTGAAAGACGAGGCTTAATCCTTGATGAACTCAAAGCAAGAGGCGAGTATGTAAAGGGCGATTGTTTCAAGTTCGTAGATGTGGACGAGGGAAAGACTGCATTTTATTCGCCAGAGGGTTACAAGTTGGAGGAAAGACCGATTACCCCCGAAGAAAGACAGCGTACCGTTATGCAATTCGTGCGTAGAACAGGAACAGAAGATTAAGTTATTCACCAAGTAAAACAACAAAACAATGGAGCAAAACAATGAAAAGATTGCCGTTAATATCGGCAACTACACAGGCGAAAAGCCTATCGAAGTAATACTGCGTGAGGGTGTTGCGCCCAAAGTTCAGCAGTTGGAGTTGAAAGAACCCGAAAGTATCAACGTGACAGGCGTACTCTCCACGCCTCTTGACTGGCTCACAAAGCGAATTGACACTATCGAACAGAAGAAAGCCAATATCGTAGTGAACCGTGAGGAAATGACAATCACGCTCACAATCAACGAAAGCGATTACTACACTAAGTCCACGTTTGTAGGCAAGGCTGCCTATTCGGAAATCTTTGAGAAATTCCACATCAACGATGAAAAGATGGGTTGGATTCCCGCAAAGTTGGGTCAGTTCTTGCGCCTTAACCGTGCCGTATTCGCTGACAAGAGCGAGAACATGAAACTTGTATCTGCCCTCAAGAACTTCACTGCAAATGCGAAGTCGGAGATTGAGAAGCAGCGTGACCCGTCTGGAAGTCGTGCCGATGTGTACCGTACACAGGTGGAAAGCAATCTGCCCAAGAGTTTCACGGTGAACCTCTCCATTTTCAAGGGTACGGAGAAAACGCCTATTGAGGTGGAGTTTGACCATTACCTTACAGACGGTGATGTGTTCTTACAGCTTGTATCGCCTGGTGCAAAGGAAGTGGCAGATGAATACCGTGACCGTTGCATTGATGATGTGCTGGCTAAAATTCGTGAGATTGCGCCCGACATTGCAATCATGGAAGCATAACACTTAGCGTATGGCAGACAAGCGGAAATACTCACTTATGCCTTTTGATACGAGGGTGTGGTTGTCAGACCCTCGTATCAATACCCTTTCGCTCATGGCAAAGGGTGTGTGGGTAACAATGCTCTGCTATATGTGGGAAAGTTCCCAACGTGGTATGCTTGTAAAGCCTAACAACACACCATACACATTAAATGAGTTGGTAGTGTTGTTGGGTCTTACAGACGATGAACCATTACAGGAACTCATAGATTGCGGTGTGCTGTCGTTAAACCACAAAGGCGTGTACTATTCTGCCGACATGGTTAAACAGGCTGATATAAGCGAGAAAAGGCGCAATGCTGGCAAGAAAGGCGGTGATGCAATGAAACAACGGCTGACTGAAAAGGACAAAGCACCGTTCACAGAGAAAGAAAACGATGTTGTGCCACCAACCCCAAAAGAACCGCCACCCAAGCATACACAGCAAGAACAGCCTTTGCTATTCTCCAACGATACAGGCAGCGAGGATGTACCGCCACCACTCACAGAAAAGCAAAAGCAACTAATTAAGAAAAAGAGAAAGTACCACTATGCCGAATGTGTTACACTTACCCGTGATGAATATGCCAAGCTCTGTGCGGAACACACGGAAGATGGCGCAAAGCGGATGATTGAAATGCTTGACAACTATAAAGGCTCAAAAGGCAAGCGGTACAAAAGTGATTACAAGGCTATCCTCAATTGGGTAGTGGATAAGTACAACGAAGAATATTTAAGATATGGAACTCAACGGCAAACCAATTCAATTGCCCCAAACACAGGAAGAGGCATTGAAAATAATACGAGATATGCAAGCGGAGCGTTACCACTTGACCAAACAGCGGTCGGAGGCTCTGATAGCACAACACAGGAGGGCTACTCTGAAAGGTTTTAGATATGACCTTACAGACCCTCACGAATACGCACAACACGTTAATCTGATTGTCAGCCTTGGCAAGAACTATATGCTGCGTGAGTTTTCGGATTTCGTTGTTGATGAACACAACTCCAAGGTGTTGCGTTTCTTGACCTACTACTTTAACAACTGCATTTTGGCTGAAAACGTGTTCCCCGATGAAGATTACAAGCTCCACAAGAACATCTTGCTTGTCGGTGAACCCGGCACAGGCAAGACTATGATAATGCAAATCTTTTCGGACTACCTTAGAGCGACCAATAATGAGAACTATTTTCGCAATATCAGCATGACCCAACTAATGAACTACCACAAGGTATATGGGCATATTGACAAGTACACATACAATGAGCAGAAAGGCGCAAGCACACAAGAGGCTTATGATGGTGTTGCTCCATTCGGAGTGTGCCTTAACGACTTGGGACTGGCTACCGAAAAACAAAAGAGTTTTGGAACGCTGCTAACACAGATAACCGATGAATTTCTGTTTGCTCGCTACGAGATATACCAACAGTACGGCAAACGCTATCACATAACAAGCAATCTGACGGTGCGAGAACTGAAAGAACGCTTTGAGAAACGACTGATTGACCGTTTCAAAAGTTTCAACGTGATAGAGTTGCACGGTGGAAGTAGGCGCAAGTAGCGTTTTTTATTTACTTACTAAGTGTGTTTGATGAACAATGTTAGAACAGACGGAACATAAATTCAATTACAATTGGACGCTGAAAAATGCCAATTTCACAAAAGATAAAGGCACGGTATTCAGTTGTTTTGCTTGTGGGGGGGTAGTTCTATGGGGTACAAATTAGCTGGCTTTGATGTGGTTGGATGCAACGAAATTGATAAGCGTGTTATGGACTTGTACGAGAAAAACCACCACCCACGATATGCCTTTCTTGAACCGATACAGACATTCAAGGAAAGAACTGCATTTCCTGATGCGTTGTACAACCTTGACATTCTGGACGGCTCGCCTCCTTGCTCCACATTCACAATAGCAATGGCAAGGACACGACAGGAAACATGGGGAAAGGAAAAGCGTTTCAGAGAGGGACAGACAGAGCAAGTGCTTGATACGCTATTCTTCGATTTCATAGATGTTGTACGCAAGTTGCGCCCAAAGGTTGTTATCGCTGAAAACGTGAAAGGATTGCTCCAAGGTGCTGCCAAGAAATACGTTCAACGTATTCACATGGAGTTTGAGGATGCGGGTTATACCTGTCAGCATTTCTTGCTTGATGCGCAATACATGGGTGTGCCACAGCACAGGGAACGTGTTTTCTTTGTATGCCTTAGAAACGACCTCATACAGTATGTACCGACCGCACACACATTGTTTGACACATACCCTTTAATCAATCTGAATTTTGACGAAAAGCCTATAACGTGCGAGGATGCACACCTCACACTTGGCGACCCGATAACAACACCTTGCTACATTGACGAATACAAGCGGTTGAAGAATGGCGAGGAAACGAAATACCAACAATGCGCCTTGGTTGATAAGAATATGGTACACCCCACGATATTAGCCGGGTATCGGCAAAAAGCTTCGCCTATGCCAAGTTGGGGCATGAACTGGCTTTCAAACGAAAGTGTATGCAAGGTGTCCTCTTTCCCGACAGACTACGATTTTGGCAACCAAAAGCCATATTACGTTTGTGGAATGAGCGTACCGCCTGTAATGATTGCGCAAATCGCAAGTAGAGTTTACGAACAATGGTTATCCAAAATTAAAACAGCATGAAAAAGAATGTAATACTGATGTTGAACAGAGTGTTTCCCGTAAAGCACAAGAAAGAGGGAAAGCCTACGATGTTTGCAAACTTGCTCTACGCAAGCCACAAAATACATACCGTGCGTGTGGATGCAAGCGGATTGTGGGCAAAGCGGTGTGAGGAAGTGAACAGCGGAAAGAAAATACTTTCTGTGCGTGAATGGACGGAAAGACCTTACCGCTCGGAACAGCGAGAGTTGAAGAAGTTAAGCCAGATAGGACTGCAATACATAACTATGACATATTCGTCTGATGATGCGCTGCCTCAGTGCTGGATTGACAACAAGCGTGTGCCTGTTGAGGATGTGGCAAGCAATGACGGATTGAGTGTTGATGATTTCGTGGATTACTTCTTTGGCAAGTGCGGATGCAAGAGCAACGTGTTTGAGGGAGTGATAATCCACTTTACAGATTTCAGATACTGACTATGAGCGCAAATGTTTTTGATGCGGAAGATTTACGCAAGGCAAGGCGTGAGTTGCAAAAGTATAATGCTATGAGTAGAGAAGAATATAAAAATATACTCGGTGAAGAAATATGCAAGTTCTGTCCGTGGCGCAATGGCGATATAGACCATAGAGCGGATGGATTGTGCGAGGGTACTTGGTGCGATGATGCAATGGATAATTTCATTGAGGGAAACGAAGAATACTTTGATGATGATGAATGAGCCACTGGTACTGAAGAACTGCACTTGCTACAATTGCGATTGCATGGATGTGATGAAAGATATGCCAGACAACAGCGTGGACTTCATACTGTCTGATATTCCCTACGACTTGGATTTGAACGGTGGAGGCTCACATGGGGACTTTTGCACAAGAAAGCAAATCCAATCACGCAAGAACAGCTCGCTTTATTTCGTGTCGCAAGGTATTGACTATGACAAGGTGTTTGGCGAGTTTGAGCGGATTTGCAAGGGTGTGAACATCTGCGTGTTTTGCTCCAACAAACAGATAGGGCGCATAATGACATGGTGGGAAAACAAGGGGTATGTGGCAACCTTGCTTGTGTGGGATAAACCGAACCCTATGCCGTTGGGCAATGGCTGCTACATCAATAACCTTGAATTTATCGTATATGTGCGCTCCAAGGGTGTAACGTACAACAACCTCGGTTATGAACTGCAAATGAAAACCTTTCACGACCAACCGCCACAGGCAAAGAACAGGCTACACGAAACGGAAAAGCCAATCAATCTGTTACGCCACCTGTTGATGTTGCACTCCAACGAGGGTGATGTGGTGTTTGATGCGTATGCTGGCAGTTTTTCAACAGCCATTGCGTGTTACAAGGAGAAACGCAAGTTTATAGGATGTGAGATATTGCCCAAATACTTTGAAAAGGCGATGAAACGGCTTGAATGGGAACAAAGAACGCAATATTTATTCTAATAAAAACAATCTTAATATGGAAGTGAACGCAACAAAGCGCACAGACCTGTTTCTGATAGACCCAAGAAACATTGTCGTAATGGAGGGTTTCAATGTGCGTAGAGATTTTGACTTGGAAGAACTCAAAGAACAGATAAAGGCAAATGGAGTGCTTAACCCTGTTACTGTTATCCCCTACAAAGAGGATGGCGTGGATAAATACAAGCTGGTAGACGGTGAAAGACGATACCGTGCCACAATGCTTGCAATATCGGAGGGTGCAAACATTCCATTCATCAAGGCACTTAAAGCACCGAAAGGCGCAACAACCGAACAGCTCTACATTGAGCAGATGATGCGCAACGAGGGTAAGCGTTTCTCCGAATTGGAATGTGCCATAATGTTTAGGCGGTTCAAAGAAGAATTTGGCTACTCACAAGTTGAGATAGCCGAAAAGTTCAAGAAATCGCCCGCATTTATCAGCAAGTGCCTCTCGCTGTTGGACTTGCCCCAATACTTGCAAGACAAGATAGCCACTGGCGAGTTGTCGGCAATGGCAGCAAGAGAGATAAGCAACAGCTACACACATGAGAGCGACCAAGTGAGAGCAGCGAAAACAGCGTTGAGAACTGCAAAAGCCAATGGTCGTGCCACTGCCACCAACAAGGAAGTGCAAAGCTCCCTCAAGGAGGCGAAACAGGCAAAAGCCATTGCGGATGCGCTGCGTAATGTGTGGGCGTATTTGGACGGTGAAAAGATGATTGATGTTGATAAGCTCATTACGTTGCTTGACAGCACCAACAGCCTACATTCAGCAATGAAAGAATACAAAAAGACAAAACAAAATGAGAACAATTAAATCAATCCGTTTACCTCGTAAACTCAAAAAGGATGTAATCAAGGTTTGTGGTCGTGAAAACTACTACAAGATGATGTTTATGATGCGCCTACGCTATATAAAGACAGGCGAGTTTTACACTAAAATCAAGAAAGGCAATGGCTAAGATAATAGGAAAGGCTTATATCGGCATAGACACGGGAACGCATACAGGCGTGGCTATATGGGGCGGTGGGCAGTTTCTCTTGCTTGAAACAATGGCTATCCACGAGGCGATGAAGATTGTGAACGAATACGTCCAATCGGGCATTGAAGTGGTTGTGCGTGTCGAAGACCCAAGGCAAAGAACTTGGTTCGGTACAGAGAGAATGAGCCGTGAGCAAGAGCGAAAGAAACTGCAAGGTGTCGGCTCTGTTAAGCGTGATGCAAGTATATGGGATGATTACCTTTTAGACCTGTGTAAAGACAAGGCTAACATCAAGTATGAAATGGTTGCTCCAAAGCGCAATGTAACAAAGCTGACAGGCGAGAGTTTCAAGGCAATAACGGGCTGGCAAAGTCGCACAAATGAGCATAACAGGGATGCGGCTATGTTAGTTTACGGTCTTTAAGCAAATTTTCCGTTAAATATGTGTTTGTTAAACACAAAATTAGTATCTTTGCAAAGTACATTCACCAAGTAAATCACAACGGTATGACAACGGCAATATTTAGCATAGCAACGGCTTTACTCCTTTTCGGTGTCCTTTATCTGGGCGGCTGGGAATGGATAGGCGAAAAGGTGGCGCAACTGCTGCCTAAAGCACCGCTGACAGCGGGCGAAAAGGTGGTTATATTCCTTAATGGCGAGTATAACCGCACAGCAACAATCACAAAGGTTGGTGCCGAATACCTGTATATCTATGGAGGTTCGGTTAAGCTGCCCATTGATTACAGAGGGCGTTTCTATGGTTATGGCGTTGATACCAACGATGGTAGTAAGATTGTTTTTCTCAAATACAGGAAACATTACCGCCTTGTACGCTTGGCTGAATACATACGCAAATGTTTCTGTGTAATTGAGGACGAGGATAACCTTGTCCCCGATTGCATGGACAACACTACTGACAAGGAAGAAAGCGAGGTGAGCGATGAATGTTGAACAGATGAAGTACCGCAAGGTTTCGGACTTGCACCCATTGGCAAGCAACCCTCGCAAGATTACAAAGGCAGAGTTTGACCGCTTGGTGGACTCTATACGCATTAACGGCTTTTGGGAACATCAGCCTATGGCGTTGGAGGAACAGGACGGACAACTTGTAGTGTTGTCTGGCAACCAACGCCTCAAGGCGGTTAAGAAACTCAAAATGAAAGAAGTTCCAACCGTACTTTATTCTGACCTTACAGAAGATGAACGCATTGACATCATATTGCGCTCAAACATCAACAATGGCGATTGGGACTACAACGCTCTGACAGTAGAGCCGACCTTTCAAGATGTGAACTTTGATTTTATCGGTATCACCTTTCCAGATGATGAAGAAGAACAGCCAAAGGGCAAAAAGAAAACTGCAAATGTCGAGCAACAGACAGACGAAGAAGATGATGATGAAGCCGAAAGCGAAAGCACCGATGATGAGGTGAACGACAAGGAGGCTTTCTACCGCTCCATGTATAACGATTGCTTGTATGAGAGCGACAACATCTTTGAAATTCCCAATCTTCTGCTTGAACAGCAAGCTGGCAAGGTGGAATTGCCGCTTAGTCCTTGGGGTGCGAACAGCCGACTACGAAAAGATGTAGCGACTTATCATTTCTATGTAGATGATTATCGTTTTGAAGCATTGTTCAAAGACCCTATCAAGATACTCACAAGCGGATGCAAGGCAGTCGTAGAGCCAAATTGTAGTTGTCACGACCAAACACCTATTGCATGGGGGCTTCAACTCATTTACAAGAAACGCTGGCTTTCACGCTATTTCCAAGAGTGCGGAATAAAGGTGTACGCAGACCTTAACGTGAGCCATAAGTTTATAGAATACAACAAAATGGGTATTCCCAAGGGGTACAATGCTTTCTTTACCCGTGGTTTGGATGGTTGGATGGAGAGCTTGAAGTCTGACCTACAAGTAGCACAGGAGATAAGCGGGCTTGAACGCCCCAACTTGGTTGTATATGGAGGTGGTGAAGAAGTGCAAGAATTTTGCCGAAAGCATGGTTTGCTATATATTACTGATTTTATCAACGCTAAAAAGAAGTAAGCTATGGGTAGAAATGCAAATGGATTGATGAAAAGCAGCGGTGATAGTGGAGAACTGACTGTTGGACAACTCGGACTGCACCCCAAGGCGTTAAAAGCGTATGGTGGAGAGAATGCAATAAAGGGCTGGGTTAAGACATACAACAGCGAGGTTATAGACACGCTTAATGCTTTCCGTACACAATTGACGAGTGTCACAAGTAAATCCACAAAGGAAATTACAGCCTTAAAGCGTTTGGTTGAGTATTTCAAGACCAATAAGACACAAGGCACAAAGAATGAATTTGTGAACTATGTGCGAAATTCAGCAAATCAAGTGATACTTGGCAATTACAAAGAAAGCCTATTGAAAAATGGTGGTCTTGCTACCGAGATAGTAAAGGGGTATGCCATTCAACGTGCAAAGCGTTTGCTCATTCCTCAAATAGTTAAACACTTAAAACATTTATAGATTATGGGTAGAAATTCGGGCGGCTCAAACAATTATGCAAAGGGAGGCAGTTCTCCAATAGCCGTAAACTCTAATGGTCGTAAGCTGACACAGAAACAGGTCGGCAAAATGCTTACTACCGCCACAAGCACGGGCGGTATGAAAAATCGTGATATGGAAAAGCAAATCAACCGTGCCATTTCTCGCTATGAGAAAGTAATGGGTGTAAGGGAACGCCATGTGCGCCTTGCTGACATTGATGGAGCTTATGGTGTAACGTACATTGGTGCGAATGGCTCACAGGGTATATATCTTAGCCGAAGACACTTTGATACATCAAAGCGCAAGTTCGAGGCTGCTTATAAGAAGTCCAACTACGACAACGGATTTAAGAATGTGACAAACAGGGCTGCACAGCATACTGTTACTCACGAATTGGCTCATGCTACTTGGACAAGCTCTTATTCGTCTGCCAAGCACAAGGCGGCTGGAAAAGAAATTTCCTCACTATACAAAGCATGGAGTAAGGACAAAAAGAAAAAGGGTTATGGCTCTTATGGCAAAACTAACGTAGATGAGTTTTGGGCAGAGGTCGTAACAAAGGGTATTCATGGCAAATCCGACAAATACACCAAAAAGGCAATCGGAATAGCCAAGAAATACAAGTTATAAACGTAAATTTGCACAACTAATAAATCATAAGGACAATGGAAACGAAAGAAACAAGAATTGAATTAACACCGTTGGAGCTTGCAATGCTCAAACGAGATTTGGCTGGCGAGTTCTTCCCACCAGAGCAGACTGATGAGGAAAACAAGGCTCTTGCCAATGTGATTGAAAAGGCAGACAACCTCATGGAGGAATTGGACGCATACGATGAATTAGGCGATAGTCTTATGCAATGGTTCTATGACAAGTACCAGGCACAGGAACAGGCTTAGAGCCGATTAACCAAGTGAATAAATCGGGCGGTGTTTCTCGCTGTCCGATTTTTTGCAGTTATAAAGTGTGTCCAACAAACGCATTAAAGCGATAAATCAACGAATTTACAACGAATGGCACTATTTGAGAAAGGAAATAAAAAGGGCAACCGCTTCACTTCCGAGAACCAACCTAAGAAACGAGGTCGGGGCAATCTTTCTGTGCTAAAATACATACAGACCACCACAGGCAAAAAGGTTAATCCGCAAAGTAGCAAAGAAGAAATACTAAAGGTCATACAACATCTGTATGAGAGTTCAACCGCAGAACTTGAACCATTGTTGAAAGACCCAACCGACCGCACCAAACCAAACAAGGACACGCCCATTTGGGTATTGAACATCATTTCGGCAATAAATTCAGATATTCGTTATGGTCGCACTTCCACGGTTGAAATGCTCTTTGACCGTGTGTTTGGCAAGGCTACCCAAAACATAGAGGGCGAGATAAACGCCAATGTATCTAACAACATGGATTTGTCGGCTCTGTCCGATGATGAACTGATAACATATAACACGCTACTTGACAAGATAAGGAACAGCGCAAAGAATGGCAAGGAACAATAAAGACATATCAATGCCAATGGCTCTTGCAGTCAAAACGGAGCTTTTCCGCCGTGGTCGTTTCGATTTTATAACGTGCCGTGACGGAAAGAACCACGACAAGCAACAGCAAGCCTTAACCATACTTACAGACAGCGAACACGTTGAAATTCTGTATGGTGGTGCTGCTGGTGGTGCAAAGTCGTGGACGGGTGCCGTGTGGTTGCTCTTTATGTGTCTTGCCTATCCGGGTACAAAATGGTTTATTGGTCGTGCCGAGTTGAAGCGTATCACGCAATCAACTTACATCACATTCAAGCGAGTTTGCACGATGTATGGAGTGCCAGAGGACTTGTGGAGTTTCAACGGACAGTTGAACTACATTCAGTTTTACAATGGCTCACGCATTGATTTTCTTGACTTGCAATATAAGCCGTCTGACCCATTATATGAACGCTACGGCTCTATTGAGTTCACAGGCGGTTGGATTGAAGAGGGCGGTGAGGTGAACTTTGGAGCGTATGACACGCTGAAAACTCGTATCGGTCGCTGCCTTAATGAAGAATACGGACTAAAGCGAAAGCTATTCATCACCTGTAACCCCAAGAAAAATTGGATGTACGATATTTTCTACAAGCCATACAAGGCAAATCAGCTTGCAGAATACCGCTACTACATTGCTTGCTTGGTACAGGAAAACCCATTCATTGACCCCGACTATATAGAGGGATTGAAAACGACATCCGACAAGGTTAAGTTTGCCCGTCTGTTTCTTGGAGATTGGGAGTATGACGATAACCCCAACGCCCTTTGTTCACATGATGATATATGCGCCATATTCGGTAACAAGTTAGCCATACGGACAGGCAAGCACTACATAACGGGTGATATTGCCCGTTTTGGTGCCGACCATGCACGTTTGGCTGTATGGGATGGGTATTTCATCATTGACAAGGTTTGCTTTGCCATAAGCAAGACAACGGACATTCAAACATGGATAATCACAAAGCAAAGGAAATATCGAATACCAAACCACAGGGTGATTGTTGATGAGGATGGTGTGGGCGGTGGTGTTGTTGATAATTGCGATTGCAACGGCTTTGTCAATAACTCTACGGCTATGCAAGGTGAGAACTACCAAAACTTACAGACACAATGCGGTTATAAGCTCGCAGAACACATTAACGCCCATGAAGTAGGCATTGATGAGGATTTGGTGAGCCAAGCCGACAGGGAACAAATAACGAGAGAGCTTGAACAACTGCAAACGTGGAAAGCGGACAGTGACGGCAAGCTGAAGCTAAAGCCGAAAGAGGAAATCAAGGTGGAAATCGGTTGTTCTCCCGACTGGCGAGATATGTTTCTCATGCGCTGTTGGTTTGATTACAACGAAGTGGACATTCCAGATAACATAGAAAGAATTTTAGGTTTAACTTAACAATAACTACGATGGGCATAATTCAGACTATCACAAATGAGTTAAAGGCGGCTATCGGCTATCAGCAAAGTTTCGATGAGCTATTGACCGCTGGCGATGTGACAAGAGCGGTTGCAATGCTTAACAGCCGTTCCGAGGCTGCTTCTCGCAATCTGTTAGATTATGAGGTTGGTAGCCACAAGGTAATGGAGCGTGAAGACAGAGCGGTGTATGACAAGCAAGGAAATTTCTTGCGTTGGAGTAAGCGCAACAAAATCCCTATTCCCTATCAGAAGTACATAAACGAGATTAGCCTCGTGTTTCTGTATGGCAGACCCGTGAAGTGGACGCAACTATCAAAGAGTACAGATGATGCGTTTTCAACTTACATTGAGCTGATGCGTCAAGTGCGCTTTGACAGCTCTGTGCGTCAAGCCAAGCGAGCAGCGGGTGCGGAGGGTTGTGCAGCCATTCTCTACCATGTGTACCGTGACGAGAATAACACGCCACAGCTCTTGCTGAATGTGTTGAGCAAGAAAAACAACGATGATATATACACGCTCAAAGACCAATACGGACGGCTTAAAGCCTTTGCTTGGGGGTACTACCTTACAGAGCAAGGCAACCGCACAATACACCACATAGATGTATATACGGCAAATACAATCTATCTGTGCAAGCGTGGTAATATCGGTTGGGAAGTGCAAACCATGTTGAATCCCATCGGCAAAATCCCCGTGTTGCTGTTTGAGCAAGAAACAGAACACGCAGATGTGCAACCGATGATTGAGCGAGAGGAAAACATGGAGAGTGTGGATGCAGATGTAAACGACCGCTTTGCGAACCCAGCAATGGTTGCAACCGCTGAAATCCTAAACTCACTCCCCAAGTCCGAGGAAGAGGCAAAGCTCTTTATCCTAAAAAATGGCGGTGAAATGCGTTACCTCACATGGGACCAAGCGAGCGAGAGTAAGAAAAATCAGTTTGAGAGGTTGGACAAGCACATTCTTTCTAAGTCGTTCACTCCCAATATTGATTTTGACAACATGAAAAGCCTTGGCAATCTTTCAGCAAAGGCAATCCGCAAAGTCATGTTGCTTGCAGTCATAAAGGCTGAACGGCACAAGGAAAACCATGATGGCTATATGAACCGCCACGCATCTTTGATGAAAGCCATACTTGGCAATGTGCTTGACTACCGACACAAGGCAATGTATGAAGCGTTGGAGTTGGGGCATGAGTTCCAAGAGCCGTTTGGTGATGATGTAAGCGAAATGCTTGCCGACCTTTCAAAGCAGTACAACGATGGAGCATTGAGCCTCGAAAGCTATGTAGAGAAATCCTACTTGGTAAAGGATAGCAAGTCGGAAATGGAGCGCATCAAGACCGAGCAAGCCGAAAGACTTGCACAGCAAATGGAGTTGAACAAAATGGACGTATTCGGGGAGGCTGAATAATGGAAGTAAAGACAAGATATAATATCGGTGATGAAGTTTGGGCAATGCTTAACAATAGACCGCATTGTTTCCGCATATCTGGCATAGAGGTGTACTGTAACTCATTGCGTACATTCGTGCGTAACGTGGAGCATACCAACACAGGCACACGCAACAATCCGCAGCACCTATACTTTTTGGATAGTGCCTGTTTTCCGACAAAAGAAGAACTGATTAAAAATTTATTCAATGGCTAAGAAGACAGCAACCAACCCAAAGGGCTTAGGGCTAACGTGCAAGGATTGTAAACACTCATACGACCCGCACAGCCCAGCTATTGACGGACACATGATTTTGTGCCGTTGTCCATTTTTGGAATACAGCAAGTTTCATTATTAGGATATATGCGACAAATTCAGTAAGAAGTAAGCAATGGCAAAGATAGACTATAAGAAAGCGCAAGCCGAATTATTCCAGCGCACAGAGGGGTATGCTGCCAACATAAGGGTGGTGTATCGTGATGTGTTGATGCAAATAATTAACTTGGTGAAGAATACAGAATTGGAGGAGGGAAAACCTTTCTCCTTTGCTGAATATGGGTATAGCGAAAAGGTTACGCCCATGTTGCGCAATATGTATAGCCGTATCTATCAGACCATACGAAAGGGTGTTGAAAGGGAGTGGCTAAAGTCCAACGAACACGCAGACGAACTTGTTAAGTCGGTCTTTGGCAAAAAGGCGATTGAAAGCCCATTCTTCGCCAAATACTTTCAGCACAACCAAGAAGCCATGAACGCATTTTTTGCGAGAAAAACAGGCACGGGTGGCTTGAACTTGTCGCAGAGAGTGTGGAGGTACACGGGAGCATACAAGAAAGAGCTTGAAAATACTATTGATTTGGCTATTGGAGAGGGAACGGCTGCAAACAGAATGGCAACTGTCGTTCAGAAATATCTCAACGACCCCGATAGATGGTACAGGCGTTTTCGTGTAAAGGTGGGTGAAGATGAGAACGGAAACCCTATTTATGGGCGCAAGTGGAAACGTAGGGTGTTTGACAAGGAAAGTCAGTCTTACAAGTGGATTGACGATGACCCTAAAGATTACCACCCAGGCAGAGGCGTTTATCGTTCCTCATATCGAAATGCACAGCGACTTGCAAGAACAGAAACAAACATTGCATACAGAACGGCAGAATATGACCGTTGGCAAGATATGCACTTTGTTGTAGGTATTGAAATTAGGTTGAGCAACAACCATCCCGAACCCGACATTTGCGATGATTTGAAAGGTATTTACCCCAAGACATTCAAGTGGACGGGCTGGCACCCGAATTGCCGCTGCTACCAAGTGCCTGTGCTTGCCACGCATGGAGAGCTTGATAAGATGTTAGACAATATCCTTGATGGCAAAAGCCCAGACAATGTAGAGTGTTCTGGTGAGGTGACTGCAATGCCAAACCGTATAGTAAGGTGGGCAAGGGAAAATGCGGAACGCATGGAAAAGGCTAAGAGTGCTGGAACACTACCTTATTTCTACAAAGACAATGAGCAAGGCATAACGGATGCGCTTAACGGCTACCGACCCGTAAGAAAGCCTCTATCCAACGAAACAAAGGAAAGGCGAAAGGTTATAAGGCGGCTTGCTGTTGATGCGCTGGTTGGCAAAGAAATAGCATTGTCGCAAATAGGGCTGACCGCCACAATGTCAAACCGTAGCGTTAAGGAATGGCTTAACCAACCGTTTAGTGATGTGGATGCAAAGAACGAGGCTCTGTTGGATTTGCAAAGTCTGCTGGATAACTCCGTATATCGTGGCAGTGGTGCTGATGAACACATGGCTACGGCTACAATGCACTTGTTTGAAACGGAAATAGGCGGTAATAAGTGTTGGATAATCGTTAGGCATTTCCATGACGGAACTTGCCTTATATGGAGTGTTTCGGACAATCCCTCCATATTGAACAACATAGAATAAAAAAATAAGGCTCACCATTGGTATTGTTTTCGTGGAACTACAATCCACGCTGATTCCCAATTGAGAGCCTTATTTATATTGCAAAGATACAACAAATTTCTGAAAAGAAAATATTTTGTAGCATTATTTCTTTCTTCCCCTGTTTGTTTGCTTCGTGCGAAGAACCCCAAGCCTTATTGTTGCAGTCTTCGTTGTGTACTTCCCATTCTTAGAAAGCACATTCCACAATGATGTATGAGCTATGCCAACTACATCAATAGGCAGAGTGTCGTATATTGCTAATATGCTGCCGAAATACCAATGGTGCTTATTGTTGTACGGCTCATTCAATTCAACGTGGATAACTTTTCTTTGTAGTGTCATACTTCACAATAGTATTTTCTGTATTGAAATGCTTTTATCAGAATATCAATATTCCGTATATTCTTAACCTTGGATATTAAGGCGGCTTTCATCGCATTTGCTGTTTCCGAGAATGGTATATATCCCGTTTCAACATCAAGTTTGACAACAATGCGCTTTGTGTTATCAACGCCATATCTCATGCCATCTTTCCCGCATGGGACAAATGACAACTCTACACGTTCTCTGTAAGAGCAATCTGGATATGTTGTGCAACTAATCACATTGATTCTTTCTATATCCAAGAACTCGCCCCGTGTTACAGGCGGGCGTTCCATGCTTATAATATCACAATATGCCATTTTTCCGCAAAGTTACTATTTTTCGATTAAAAAGCGATACGAAAAGGTTTGCCCTTTAATGTAGGGCGTTTTTCAAGAACGAACTTTACGAGTTCTTCACTGTCTATTGGGAACAGTGGGCAATACTTGTAGAACAACGTGCAGATAAAACGCCCATCGAGCATTACATCAAATGTTAGTGTCTTCATCTTTAATAAGTTTATGCATACCATTTGGGTACTTTCTTGTATTCATTTACAACCTGTGTGAAATCGTCACCAAGCTCTTTAAGTATGACTTCTTCCAAAACCTTGTCTGCGTCAGCATGAGCACTTTCTATATCGTCCATACTCTGACATTCTTTCAAACGCTGTATATAATTCTCAATGTTAATTTTGTTTGTCATAACGATTTATAATATTATTTAATTTTGATTGTACCAAAAACAGTTTTTGCAATATCCGTGATTCATAATTTGCCTCCTTTCGGTAGTATGTCGGCAAGATAGCACCACTTGCTGATATGAAAGCTACTTATGACCTTATTCCACGGTATGAAATCGTACAGGGCTGTTATGGTTACTTTCGCATCAACAATTTCATCTTCATCTATTACTATGTAAAGGATTTGTTCTCCCTCTTCTGGTCTTTCACTTGCACTGTGCCAAATAGCATTATCAAACCATTTGGCACCATCTATAAAACCTTCACGCTTTGCCGAAATGTAGATACCCTCGTCTGCTTTAGGTTCATGCCCAACATATTTGTTGGCTGCTTGCATTATTCTTTTGTCTTTCATTTGTTTTCTCCTTTCAGCAAGTTTGGATTATCGTATATGTTGCCTATTACTTCAATCGGTACGAATGGGGTAAGGTTTGCAAGTCCTGTCTTTGTCTGGATGCAACGTGCCAAGAAAGCCGTGTGTTTCTCGCTCCACTCAATGACATAGGTGTACTTCTCGTTTCCGTCCAAACGTACCACATCGCCCTCGAATACTTCTGACTTGAATATGTCGTGCAGTCCTGTGGACTGACATATAAAGCGCACTTCAATAGCTTTTGCTTCATACACACCATTACCCATAAATTTAGGGGTTGGGTCGGCAAATATGAATGTGTTGCCACATACAGCGAAACAACCGCCACCATATACCCAATTTGTAGGGATATTGCCCTTTCCTGTGGCTTTGCCACGAAATCGAATACTTCTTTTTTGCATAGTTCTAACCTTTCAGTCTGTTTAAGAATGTTACATAATACTTGTGGTTGATGTACTCGTACTTAAATTCAAGCATATCATCGTCTGATGTATCGCCCATGTCGTTAATAACGAGTGTGGGGAAATCGTATGTCCCACTAAATCCGTGGTCGTGGAAATGGCTGCTTAACTCACTTTGATGTTGAAATTCCGCATCACAGAAAAAGTAATCAAGGCTTGCTCTGATATGGTCGTTGAGCCATTCTTGGCTTGTCTGTGGGTCTGTGTTCACAAGCTCATAAAAGAGCTTTGCCTTTGCAGCCATTATCGCCTTGGCTCGCTTTATCTCTTCGTCAATCTGCCTTTCCAACAACTTGCTTGAGGCGAGTGCTGCGCTACTCCGTGTCTTGAAGTATTCACGCTGTGCGGCTCGCATTTGGCTTACCTTATGAAAGAATGTCTTTTTATCCATTATCATACTTTTTAAGTTCTTCAATTAGTACGTTAGCGTATCTGACAGCTTCCCTTGCGCTGCCCTCTAAACTCTGATACTCGAATTTTTTCCCTAAACAATCACTACGCTTTTCGTTGCCATCGTCCATATAGATAGCGCAAAGCATATCCTTTGCTATCTCGTATCTGCGTTGCTCCCAATCAATCGGCTTATGGGTAGTGGCTGCTGTGCCGTTACGCTTTTCTTTTGTCAGTCGTGCCACACATTCTTTGCAACGCCCCTTATAGGACTTTGAAAAAGCGGACAGTGGCAAAGTCTTTCCGCATATCTCACACGTTTTCGTTTCCATTTTGCAATTGCTTTATACGTTCTTGTAATCTTTTAATCTGCTTCTCGTATTGCCTTATTCTTTCCTGTGCAACAAAACAGGAGTCGTACTTGCCAACATAATATTCTTCTTTGAGTATGTTGGGGATATAGAGCTTATCCCCGCTTTGCGTCCAAGAATTTAAGGCAAGGATATAGTTTTCATTGTGTGGGTGTATCATAAGGAACTCCCAATGCTGAATTTCTCCATTGCAAATTTTTGTTATGGTACAACCTTTAGATAGTTGTGACAAGTCCTTTATTCGTTTCATATCATTACATTTGAATTGTTCCTATTTCCTTTGTGCCACGGTATAGTATTACGCTATACTTTGTTTCTTCACCAAGTGAATTGTCTTTCAGTGGCTCAATGTCGCTATCTGTAACAGGCTTGCCATTGCGTAGTATCTGGCTCCATAGACTATGCTTTAACAAGCCTGTTTTGTTTTCTTGTGATGGTAAGTTCGTGAAGAACTCTTGTACTGCTTCTTTCATCGCATCATACACCATGCCCTCTGTCAGTTTCACTGTTACTGTTATCTCCATAGCTTAATCTGTTAAGTGGTAGAAGTAATCAGCTTGCTCACCTTGCAAGTTTTCTAATGCGTAGTCGTTGGCTTTGTTCCAAAGCTCATTGTAAAGAGAGGCTTTTTCGTTTTCTTCTTCTGTGCCTTTCTCTACATAGTGGTGGAATATCTTGTGATTGAGCACAAGCACAAGTTCTGTGAGGTACTTGTAATCTCCTTTCCACGCATCAAAGGCACGGTTGAACGTGTCTTGAATGGCTTGCAAGCCGTATGTGTCGGCAATGGAGAAATCTTGCCAAAATGTAGTGAAAGGCTTGTAGCCCGTTTCTTCTTCAATGTCCCATCTGGGGATTTTGATTGCTAATGTTGCCATGTCAGTATGTTTTAGTTGTTATTACCAAATTTCAATCGGTTTTGGGTATTCTCTTTTCTCTACGATTGCAGCCGCTTTCTTTAAGGCTCTGCCAAATGTCTTGTAGTACCCGAATACCCATTGCTCCCCATCGTGTCCGTTGGGGTTGTTTATATACACCATGTAGCCGCTTTCTTCCATTTGGTCTATACAAACAAACTCGTAGCGGTTTACATAGACCGTCCCCGAAAAGTCGTTGTAGTCTATATCCTCGCTTTGGTGTGTCGTTACACCTTGCATCCCCTTGAAGTACTTGGAGAACTCCAAGCACTTAGGCGTGTAGTTAGATGTTCCTGTTTTCATAATCGTATGTTTTAAAATTTAGGGAATGTGAATTCTATAACTTTGTAACTTAAAAGGGCGCAAGATTTTTCTCTGAGGTACATAGCTCTTTCGTGTGCTTCCTCTGGGTTGTAAAACTCCGCAACAATATAAGTTGAAAATGCCCCGTTAAAATGCTTCCTTATTTTTATTACTAAATACTTTGTCATAATTGTATATTTTTAATTGTTAGTGATGTTTGTTTATTTATTTCTTGCCCATTCCTCAAATGCGTTGTAGTAGCCTGTTCTGATGAACAGCATATCACCACTACCATCGCCCCACCAATCATTACAGTGTGAAATATATCTACCTATCTGATTGTGGTTTGTTGGGCATAGTTTCTTATACATAGAGCGGAACATTGAAGATACTTTTCTTCCGCTGAAATGTCCAGCTCTCTTTGCATCATTGGTGCAGTAGCCATACATTGCAACAGTTTCTACACATCCCCTATCGTTAAGAAACTCCCAATCGCTATCACCCCATGAACCGTAGTTAATGGTATCTTTGAGTAATTGCTGTTCGTCTGCTGTAAGAGCCGATACTATCTCTTGTACTTGATTTATTGTTATTTCCATAATTCTATATTGTTTTGTTTGCCCCGTTGGTTAGGCGGGGCGTTACCTTTATGCTATTTCCAGATAATTCAACCCGAATGTGTCCGAGCACTCAACGAATTTCCCGAAACGGTCTTTTGTGCAAGCAATACCCTTAATCCATTGCATGACTTGGTAAGAGCCGCATTTCAACACCTTTGCAATTTCCCAACAGGTTTTATCAAGTTTCCTGTATAGCTCATTCTCTTTCTGTGCCTTTGCACCAAAGTAAACAAGCAACGCTCTGATTGCGTTTCTCTTTGACTTTGAGTAAGAGCCGTAAAGAAGTGTCATTTGTATGTCTTCACATAAATCTGTGCGCTCCTTGTTGATAGCTTCTGCTATGTCGTTGAGATAGTCGCTTTCGGCTTCGTTGAGGTCAAACTGCTTAACCATCGTCTTTATGTCCTTTGCGTATATTGCTTTCATAAACTTATTTTTTATTCGGTTTATTATCTGTGTTTCTTGAACACATTGCAAAAGTAGTGTGTTTTATTGAATACACCAAATATTTTTGGGAAAATTTGCCGAAAAAATTTACTTGGTGAATGTTTTAACCGCTAAAACCCCGAATTTACCAAGTAAAATTTATCTGTGTTGTATGAACACATTATTAAATAAAATGCGTATCTTTGCAAACATAGAATATAAACAACTCCTAATTAGGGGTATAAATCAGTTAAAATATGAACAAAGAACTTTTTGCAAAGGTAAAAGACAAGTGCAAAGACACGGGTCTTTCGGAGAAGTATCTGACAGCGATAACCGAGGCTATGGGTGGCAGCGTGGCAGATGATTCTACCGACAATGACGCAATCGAAAGCACCGCAAACCTCATTCTCTCTGTGGCAACAGCAAGCCAGAGCGAGGCTACAAGGTGGGCGAACAAGGCAAAGGGCAATCCGAAACCAAAGCCAAATGACGGTGAGGGCGGTGAGGGTGGAAAACCCAACCCAAACAACAAGGATGGCAATGGTGGCGGTAAAGGCAGTTCAGAAGAAAGTGAGGCTATCAAGAAACTGCAACAGCAGATTGATGAGCTGAAAGCGGAAAAGAGCCACAGCGAACGCACGGCTACAATCAATGCCGCTTTTGAAAAGCACCAAATCCCCGCTTTTCTTCGTGACAGGCTCGCTAAGTCCATTTCAGATGATGAAGATGTGGAGGAGGCGGTGTCAGCTCTCAAACAGGACTGTATTACCAACGGTCTTATGTCTAACCAAGCAGATGGTGCCAAGGCAGCAAGCGAAAAACAGGTTGATGAAGCCGCTGACGCTTTGCTGGAGTCTATAACCGTAAAATAAAACAAACAGATGAAACGCAAGACAGCTTCATTTACGGGTATGCGCCCTATCTTTACAGGTAGCCCGTCTATCGTACAGGGTGGCTTCAATCTTGATGTGGAGGGTCAGAAGTTCCGTGTGGGTGATGTAGTCCCCGCTGGAACACTCGCCATTTTCAACGAAACCACAAGAAAGGTGCAAGTAATCAAGACTGCAAAAGTCGTTGAGGTGGACAACGAGAACAACAAGAAAGTAACGCTCTATGTTGATGAGTTTTACGCTCCTTGTTTCGCTGTTGGTGATAGCGTGTTAAAGGTCGGTGCTGTTACAGGCACGTTTGCCTCCGCTCCTACTATCACTGCCATTGACAACGGCAACTGCCTTAACAACACGGGTAACGTGTATGTCGTAACGCTTAGTGCTGCCATTACAGGACTGAAAACTGGCGATGTGCTTACAGAGGTAGTCAAGGACGGCTCTAACAATGCCGCAGAACGTGGCAAGGCTAACTCTGTGTTGTTCCGTGAGTACGAGGTTAGCGAGTTTGAAACAGGCGTTGATGTGTCGGCAGACACAATGCAATACGCATTGTATGAAAGGCGTGTGCCGCCTATTCCGTCTTCACAGAAAGACAGCACGGGAATGTTCCTGTCTGCCAATCCGCACGTTAAGCTCACGCAGTCGTACTAATCATAAAATAACTAAATTATAAAGTACAATGAAATCCATTTTCACAACATTCAAAGGACTGCATAAGAATGGTGCGCCTTTGGACTTATTGGCAACATGGAGAAAGACTTTCGACAAAGCCTCTGAAAAGGAAACTACAATCTTTCAGAAGATGTACTCTGATAGTTGGTTTACCTACAACACGCCTCAGATGTCACTGACAGCCGAGGCTATCGTTGGCAAATACAACCTCCGTTTCATGGCTACTCTGTTGGCTGATGAGTCACCTTCTCCTTTGCGTAGAACAGACGGCTTTGATGTCTGGACAAAGGAAATTCCCCGTGTCGGACACAAGTTCGTGATGTTTGCCCGTGACTACCGCAAGTTACAGGAAGTTTACGAGAACCCACGCCTCAAGGAGGCTGACAAGGTTAAGCAGATTGAAACGACCCTTAAACATGACATTCAAGACGCATATCTTGGTTGCAAGGACGTGATGGACTTTATCTGTCTTATGGCTTTCTCAAATTGGGGTGTGGCACAGTTCAAGCCCGAAATCAACAACCCTGGTGGTCGTTCTTATGAGGTTGATTACAATATGGATGAGCAGAATAAGATTGTCAGTGTTTGCAATTGGACAACTGCAAACACCAAGGCTGGTAAGCTCGTTCCTATTCTGTGGCTTTCTGCCCTTTGCTCTGATTTGCGTGACCGTGGTATTGAGCCTGGTGAAATTCTCATGTCGCAAGAGCTTTACACATGGCTACGCATGGACTCTACCACACGTTTGCTTGCTCATGGCACAGACAAACAGGCACAGGTCGTAACTGCTTCCGAACTTACCGCATTGCTCACAGAGAACGAAATCCCATCTATCACGGTGGTTAAGCGTAAGATGGGCGTTGATAAGGACGGAAAGCGCAACGCCATACAGCCGTGGAATCCTAACTTTATCGCTATCAAGCCCGCTGGTGTCATTGGTGAGATACAGCCCGCCATTGAAGACAGTGAGCTTATCGAGGAAGACAACGTGGACTACATCAATGCTGGCAATGGTATTCGCATTTCCAAGTGGCGCACGGGCGCATCTACGGGACAGACCGCTGGCGAGTACACAGAGGGCGCAGCCCGTCTGTTGCCACTCATTACAGAGATGGGACAGATTGTATGCGCACAGGTGCGTGGATTTGATGAGAAAGAGGTAAAAGCCGATGCAAACGGTGTTGTGCCTTACTATATCACCAAGTCGGCATACGATGCAAGCTCTACCCTTGTTTCACTCTAAACCTTTTGTGTATGGAACTGAAAGTTATCAAACCATTTCACGGAAAGGTGGAAGACAAGGTTATGAACAAAGGCGAATTGATACACTCTACTGATGTGGAGCGTATCAACGCCCTTGTTGGCGGTGGCTTTTGCGCCATTGTTTCCCTGTCAGATGCGCCTAACGAGAATGACAACAACGCTAATGATGATAATGCACCCAAAGAAGATGCAAACATTACAAAAGGCTCTGTTGTATTCAATGGTACTGCCTATCAGCTTGAAACGCTGAAAGAGGGTCTTACACTTATCGGTGTAAGCCTTGCATCCAACGTGAAAGAACGTGGCGTTTCAAACGCTCTTGGCAAGCTGACAGAAGAACAGGCACAGAAACTTGCCGAATACCTTAACGAGAATGACAACAACGTAACAGAGTAACAGTATATGGAACTAACGAAAATCCAAGCACTGACCGCTGAAATTGAGCCGTATGTGCCAAGTAAGCTGTCTATGATGAAAGCCTTATCCGATGTTGGTGTGAGCGACACAGAAACGCCCTACAACCCTACAACGGATAAAAGGATTGTCGCACAAGCAGCCGTAAAGGTATTGTCCCAAATGGTTGTTCTTAGTAGCGATAGCCTCGGAAAATCCTCACAAGGCTACAACGTGGATATGTTGCGCAAGCGTATCAAGGCTATTTGCAGTGAAAACGGTCTGGACTTGGAGAATTTCGATGAAGTACCAACAATTACTGACGGCTCTAATCTGTGGTAGGCAATGAGAACTAACGGAACTTTTGAATACAAGCCTGTTGGCAGCGTACAGACCGACCCAAAGACAGGCTTCGCCATTCCGAATGATAAAGCACCTTTCTTGCAAGGGTGTGAATGTCAGATAGACAAGTCTATTCCAGCCAAGCAAGTAGTAGGCACGGACGGACAGATATACGCTTACACCTATGATGTGTTTATTCCTAAATACTTTGATGGTGTGTTGGCTATTGGGTGTACGGTGCGTATTACAAGCGAAGATGGAGGTATAGACGAGTTTGTTGTTTCGGGTGTTGATAACATGAACCGTAAATACATTGAGATATGGGGATAACTCCGATGTTTGGTGATGATGCGATAGGCGCACAAGTCCGATTGTTTCAAAAACGATTGGAAGAAGCCGCCATTTTCCTATTGAAATACTTAGGTGAAGAACTCACCAAGTATGCAAAGGATAAGCATAATTACACAGACCGAACAGGCAACCTAACCAACTCAATAGGCTACGCAGTGGTGCGCAATGGTGAAATCATTGATTTTGGTGGTGCAGTCCAACAGGGAGAGGGCGCAGACAATGCGCTGAAAGTGGCTATGAAAATGGCAGAAACACTTTCAAACTCTTTCTCACTTATCATTGTCGCTGGAATGAACTATGCCGCTTATGTGGAAGCAAGAGGTTACAATGTCATTCTGCCCGCAGAACTCAAAGCAAAGACAGATTTTCCAAAGGCGATGCAAAAGCTCATGGATAATGCGAAAAGAAAAGCAGATGAATTATTTGGCAATGTATTATGATAACGACAGAAGAAATAGCAATCAAGGTACGCCAAATGCTGATTGACGGCATGGAGGTGAATACCGACTATGCAGAAAATCCCGACTACCAACGAAAGGACTACTCCAAGGAGGGCATTGTCATAGTGCCAAGGTCTATTGATGGCGAGGGGTCTGTGCGTAATGGTAGTATCAATGTCAATATTCATGTGCCAGACATTCCGCAAGGCGTTGGGTGTGGAAAGGCTCTTTTTCATACCAACTTTGCAAGGCTCATAGAGTTGCGCAAGGCTGCTATGGAGATACTGCAAAACCATTATGAGCATGGTTGCGGTTACAATTGGAATATTGGTTTAATCAATCCACCAATGAAAGAGCCAAACCACAACGAGCATTTTGTGTCGTTCTCTTTGGATATTGTTGTTAGAGAAAAGAAGTCAAACAATTAAATTTAATAAGTTATGCCAATACTTTCGACTATGGGCTTGAAGAAAATCTATGTAGCCCCAGCAAGCGAAACAGCGGGAGCAATGCCCCCCAATGGTAATGCTTGGCTTGATTTAGGTGATGTGTACCAAGACACTTGCACCTTGAAAGACGATGATGTAGAAACAACGGAACACAAGTCTGAAACATCAAACAAGCGCATTACACTTATGGGTGATTATGTCACCACGGTTGAACTTACGCTTATGGACCCCGACATGGAGCTTATGGCTCGCTATTTCGGTGGTACAGTAACAGGCACTAAGCCAAAGCGTAAATGGTTGCGTCCACGCAAGCCTGTTTACAAGGAGTGGGCAATATGGCTTCAGCCAGAGGAGGGATTGTTTGTGGGCTGTCCTAACGCTTGTATCGTTCCCTCTTTTGAGATTACCTATTCTTCAAAGGGTATCTGCCTTTTGCCGATGAAAATCAAGTTCCAAGACCAGCTAACGGTTGATGAAACTATGACAGACCCGACAAAGGCGGGATAACCTCGTAATAACAACTTACCAATTCAAGCCTCCTTTCCCTAAAATGGTTAGGGGGCTTGTTTACTTTACAACGATATGGAAGACAATCAAGAACAGAAAGAACTGACAAGAGAGCAGCGTTTGGACTTAGAGGAAAAGGCATTGCAAGCCCTATTGCAAATGGGTTGCAAGTTCTCTGTGCCATTGAAGATTTACCCAGTAAAGCCGTCAAAATGGTACAATTTCCTTAAACGTACATTTCCAAAACGCACAAAGGTTTGGCACGACAAACGTATTCCTAAAAGTTGGAATGTGTCGGTTGTGGAGATACCAGATGTTGAAACTGAACGCATGAAAGAAGTGTATATGCGCCATTTCAACATAAAGCCTTTGTATCTCGGAACAATAGACCGATTGCGCCAGATGTATATAGGCATTGAGTATGACGAAAAGACCATACAGGAACAGCCGATACAGGAAAGCAAGCGACTATTCAAGTATATAAAGCAGATGGCAGAGATTGCAGCCGTTGCGGTTCTCAACAACCCCTCCGTTGCCGACAAAGACAGCAAGGCGGTAAAAGAGCTAACCAAGTTCTTCATTGAACATCTTACAGTGGAGCGTTTGCGCAAGCTCGCAGCCGTTATTAGTCAGATGATGAACCCATCGGGTTTTATCAGCTCTATTCGATTGATACGGGAAGTAGGAACGACCAAACCGAAAACCGAACCCGAAGCGCAGCGGATAGAGTAACAGGACTTAATAGTCCTTGGGGTAGTCGTGGCGAACTCATGCGTAGTTATGGGTGGTCTTATGATTACTTGCTTTGGGGCATTTCGTGGCTCAATGTGCAACTGATGATTGCAGATGCACCACGTTCAAAGGACTTGCCTACTGATGAAGACGGTAATGTTATTGATGAAAGCAAGATTGAACGCCACGAACTAAAGACAAAAGAAGATATTAAGAACTATATCAAAGGAATTATCTAAATGGAAAATATAGGCGGTGGATTGGCTTTTAAGGCTACCCTTGACATAGACGATTTCAATGTGTCGGCACAGGCTATGGAACGACACATTAAGGACTTTTCCAATACGGCAGCACAGGAAGCCGCAGAGGTTGAGGAATCCTTTCAGCAAATGGCGCAGAGAGCGGGGCAATATATAACCTACTATCTTGTGGGACAGGGTATGAATAACCTTGTCAGTAGCATTGTGTCCGTTAGAGGTCAGTTCCAACAGTTAGAGATTGCCTTTGGTACAATGTTACACAGTGAGGAAAAAGCCACTGCCTTTATGCAACAGATGGTTAATACGGCTGCAAAAACGCCTTACGACCTCATGGGCGTAGCAGAGGGTGCAAAACAACTCTTGGCTTATGGCGTCAGTGCCGAAAAGGTGAATGATACGCTTGTGCGCCTTGGTAACATTGCAAGTGGTTTGTCCATTCCGCTTAATGATATAATCTATCTGTATGGTACAACAATGGTACAAGGTCGTTTGTACGCCCAAGATGTAAGGCAGTTCACGGGTAGAGGTATTCCACTTGTGCAAGAGCTTGCCGAAAAGTACCATACAACAGCCCAAGGCATTGACGAAATGGTTTCGGCTGGAAAGATTGGCTTCCCAGATGTTGAGGAAGTCCTTAACAAAATGACTAATGCTGGCGGTCAATTCTATCAGCTCATGGAGAAACAAAGTTCTTCACTGACAGGACAGATTGCCAACTTACAAGACGCATGGGATAGTGCGCTCAATAGTTTAGGCGAGAAATCCGAGGGGGCTTTGTCGGCTGGAATACAAAGTGCAACATACCTTGTAGAACACATGGACGATGTGGTGCGCATACTCAAATCAGTTGCTATCGCCTATGGTTCTGTCAAAGCAGCCACCATTCTTGCAAGTGTAGCCACCAAGGGCTACACAGGAATTGCCGTACTTGATAATGCGGCACGGACTGGCAAACTTGCACTGATGAAAGCCGAAGCCATACTGACAGGCGAGGTGTCAAATCAAAAAAAGGCTATGGCAGCAGCCGAGAAAGCCAATTATGATGCACTTGTAACAACACTGACAGCCGAAGAACAGTCTGCAGTAGTGAAACAAATGCGCATAGCAGCCATTCAGAGCCTACTGACAGCACAACAGCAAGAATATCTTGCCAACCTCAATTTAACCGCTTCAAGCAGCGGATATGAGGCGGCTGCTATGGGCGTTATGACAGCAGAACAACGCTTGGCTTTGTCAAAGCAGAACCTTACAGCAAAGAGTGCGGTTTATAGAGCAGCAATCGTTCAAGAGGCACAGGCTAAAATGGCGAACCAAACACAAACGATTGAAGCTATGCGCTCTGATGTAAAGGCGGCAGCTCGTAGTGTGGAAGCTGCAAAAGCCAAAGCCATTGCAGCTACGCAAGCAACAGAAGCTGCAAGATACGAGGTGTATTGGGCGCAACAGTCTGGTGATGCAACCGCCATAGCAAGCGCACAAAAGAAACTTGAGGCGGCAACAGATACCCAATCCGCAGCAAGAAAGGCGGCTCTTTCTGCACAGACTGACTTTTACACCAAGAAGAAGCAACTTGAAACATTAGCAACACAACAAGCAAGAACGGCATCTATTGCCGATACAGGCGCAAAGGCAGCACAGACGGCAGCGACAAATATTCTTTCCGTTGCGACAGGAAAGCTAATGGCTGGCTTAAAAGCTCTTTGGGCTACAATGGCTGCAAATCCATTCGGTGCAATCCTTACCCTTGTTGGTCTTGTGTATAGTGCCTTTACTATGTTTAGCGATAGTACAGATGATGCAACAGAAAGTATGAATAAGTTTGGTGACACGGGCGAAAAACAGCTTGCAAACTTGGAGGTGCTTCATTCCGTACTTATGAACACAACAAAGGGAACAGGTGCATATAAGAAAGCATTTGATGAACTGAATGAGAAGCTAAAAGAACACAACTTAGCGACACTTGACAATAACGCAAGCGTTAATGATATAACAGCGGCTTATAAGCGTCTTACTGATGCGATAAAAGCAAACAATGCTGAAACTGCCCGTGCAAATGCGCTTGACGATACCAAAGAAGGATATGCAAACGCCTTGGATAATTTACGCAAGACCACGCTTGAAGAGTTAAAAGAAGCACATCATTATAATTGGAGTGACATATTAGGTATGGGTTGGAGTAGTGACAGTAAGGATATTCAAGAAATTGCCACACCTCTTGCCACGCAAATTAACCAAGTCATAGAAGATGCCTTGCCTAAGATGGTGAAACTTGATGATGCGAAAAAGGCAGAAGCTAAAGAACAACTTAGGCAGCAAATAACCGATATTCTGAAAGATGCGGGGGTTGATGAAGACCATGCTAAATTTATAACCAAGTACGATTGGCTGACGGACACATTCAAAGATGTATTTTCTGGTGATGGCGGTATAATAGACCAAGCAATAAAAGCAAGAGAAGCGTTTGAAAGTCAAACAGATGCAGCAAATAAAGCGGCTAATTCTTATAAGCGAATGGGCGATAATGCACAAGATACTGCCCCAAAGGTTAATGTTGCGACACTTAGTCTTGATGAACTCCACGATATTGCAAGCAAGCTGGATGGAAAAGAAGTAACGATTGATTGCAAGACCTATGGCTTTGAAAATGCGCTTTCCTTGTTGAAAGCGGTAAATGACGAAATTGCCAAGCATCAAAATGACCTCAATACAGAAAGTGGTATTAGTGCAGAAATTCAAAAGCTAAAACAGCTTAGGGGTGAGGCACAACTTGGCAGCAAGGCTTGGAAAGATTACAACAATCAGATAAAAAGTTTACAGACACGCTTAGATAATGCCACAGGAAAAGGCAAGAAAGGAAGTGGTGGCGGTGGTCGTAGTCATGGTGGTGCAAATGACGCACAACGTAATGCAGAAAGTCTGAAACAAAAGCAACTTGAAGCGGTAAAGCGACTTGAAGAGGCGAGAATTGCAGTCATGGAGGAAGGCTACGAGAAACGCAAGGCACAACTCGAATTGCAACACAAGCAATCTCTCCAACAGATAGACAAAGAAGAAAAGGAACTCGCAGAAGCTCGTAAGAAAGCTGGCAAAGGCGGTCTTACTGTTAGTGAAAAGGCGAATTTCCAAGAAAGGCGCAATCTTGAAAATACAAGTTACGCCCAATCGCAGAACAAACTGTTTGAGGGTGAACTTGATTACAAGAAAAAGCAGTATCAGCTATATTTCCGTTGGGTGCAGAATATGGGAAAGGAGGTAGCCGACAAGCAATTTGAAAAGTTGCTGACTGATGGCAATTCATACAAGCAATATGTTGAAAATGAAATTGCGAAACTTGAAGAAAAGCGGAATGGTGGCACTAAGCTAACCGAGGGTGAGGGTAATTATCTTATCTCGCTAACAACCCAACGTGACGAGTTGAACGGTGAAAAAACAGCACTTGAAAAGTTCAAACAGCAAGTTAGTGACTCTATCGGTCAGTGCCAAACCCTTGCAGAAAAGATTGAAGCCGTAGCAAAAGCCAAAGCTAAGCTGGAGAATGGAGAAAGCGGTATTGTCAGCACAGACGAAAGAGCCGAGGCAAGCCTTGTCCTGTCACAACAGGATGCAGACTTGCAAAAGGAACTGCAAAAGACCGTGCTTGATGATTACCGCACCTTTGAGGAACAAAGGCAGTCTATCACCACACAGTACGCTTTACTTCGCACCCAAGCCGAGAAAATGGGCGATGCGGAGCGTCTGGCACAAATCAATAAAGCGGAGCAAGAGGCATTGTCGGCACTCAATATGTCATTCTTACAACAATCTGAAAGTTGGAAAAACCTCTTTACAGACATTGACACGCTTACTGTCGCTCAATTACAAGAGCTGATAAGCGACATACAGACGCAACTCAATGCTGGCAACCTCAAACTAAGCCCTGTTGATTACAAGGCTGTTATTGATAGTCTGAACCAAGCCAAGAACCGTATTCAAGAACTTAACCCGTTCAAGGCACTTGGCACGTTCTTCAATGATTATCTGACAGCTAAGAAGAAACTAAGGAAAGCCGAGGCAGACCTTGCAAGCGGCAAGGGAACAAAAGAGAGTGTTGATGAAGCCAAGAAAGATGTCAAGTCGGCAGCACAAGGCATTACCAACTCCATTCAGAAAGTAACGAGCATAAGCACGGATTGCGCCTCGTCCTTGCAATCAATGTTTGATGCGTTGGGCATGGATGGTGTAGCTGACGGATTGGGGACTGCAATAGACCTCATGGGGCAGTTGGGCAATGCCGCTGCTTCTGTCGGCAAGTTTATGAGCGGTGACATATTGGGTGGTATAACAGGCATGGTTTCCTCTGTTACTTCTGTGGTTGGCATATTCGCTAAGTTGCACGATAAAAAGTACGAAAAGCGAATACAGAACCTACAAAAGCAGATAGACAACTTGCAAACAGCCTACTCACGTTTAGAGCGAGCTTTCAACAATACATATTGGGTATTCAATGATGAGGAACGCCAAGGCTACGAAAAGAACATACAGGCTATTAAAGACCAAATCGCAGCGTTGGAGAAACAACGTGAGGTAGCAAAGAAAGCGTGGGACTTCGCACAGTATGCCAAGCTGACTACACAGATAAAGCAGCTCAATGCGCAACTTAACAAAGCAAAAGAGGGCGGTGATATGCTTACTCTGTGGCAATCGCAAAAGGAATCATTGCGAGAGCAACAGGAACTTATGCGCCAACAGATACAGGCAGAAAAGAGCAAAAAGAAAACCGACAACAACAAAATCAAAGAATGGGAAAATCAGATTGAGGAAATAAATCAGCAAATCGAGGATTTAGACCAACAGATGATGGAAACATTCGCTGGTACTGATGTAAAGAGTGCCATTGATGAGTTTGCGGATGCAATTGTTGATGCTTATTGCTCTGGTGAGGATGCGGCAAAGGCTTTGGGAGAAACGACAAAGAAAGTGCTTAAAAACGCTGTCGTAGAAGCCCTCAAGCGAAATTTTCTTGCTAAAGGTATCAATGATGCGGTTGAGTATCTTGGAAAAGCTATGGAAGACGGTGTGCTGTCTGATGAAGAAAAGAAAGAGTTTGAACGCCAAGCGAACGCAGCGGGTGAAAAGTTCAAAGCTGGATTGGAAGCCGTGGGCGATTGGATTAAAGATGTTGATGAAACAGCGAGCGACCCACTTACGGGAGCCGTTACCTCAATGAGTGAAGAAACGGGCGGTGTGATTGCTGGTAGGCTCAACGCTTTCATCATTAACCAAGGCGAGCAAACGAGCGTGATGCGTGAACAGTTGTTGCAACAGTCGGAGATAGCGAGAAACACCGCTTTGTCGGCTGAACGGCTGCAAAACATTGAAAACACGCTTAGGCGCATTGAAACAAAGGACAACTCATTACTATCACAAGGTATATCGTAATTATGGAACTTGTAGAACAACTGAAAAAGGATGGCACAGACAAAGGGCTGTGCCGCCTTTGGCAAATGAAATTGCGTAAAGGCTTGGGTACGGAGGCATTGGTCGCACTCTATATCAAGGGCATTGACTTCTGTATATCCGAAGACTTCCCAACGCTTGATTTTCTAAGGACGCATTTTAAGGGCGTATGCGAGCCTTTCGGTGTCTTCATTGATGAAGATATGCCAACACTCGCAAACAAGGCAGATTTGGTGCTTAATGGAGCTTGTAGGGGTATGCTGGAGTATGACGGTTATAGCGTGTCACGCATATACATACGACACACCTCTGAAATAGCCGTTAATGTGTCAGACCATGCTGTTGTCACTATTGATATTTTCGACCGTGCAAGGTTGCATTTGTCTGTCGGTGGCAATGATGTAAGCGTTATCCTCAATGTATATGGCACGAACACCGACATTGACTTTGTGGACAAGCCAAGCAATGTGATTGTGAACTTTAACAATAAAACTACATACTGATATGGTAGATAAGAACTTGAAACTTTACTTGCCATTTGATGACCCCGATGGCAATAAGGCTTATGATTTTTCAACAAGCCGTGCTGATGCAATCCTTTCAGATGGAGCGACATTTACGAGAAATTCCAAGAAGGGCAAGGCTCTTTCTCTGAATGGCGGTGAGTGTCTGACCGCACAAACCATACCGTTTAGCGGAAATTTCACTCTGTCTGCCTATGTAATGACAACACAAAGCCGTATTGGTTGGGTGGTGAATTTACTTGGTGTAGAAAACTATCGTGAACAATGGATTGATGTTGTGCCAAAGCAATGGTACTTTATCGCATTTGTTCGTAATAGCGACACATTGAGCGTATATCTGGACGGAGAACGTGTAAGCATTGTTTCTCTTGGTGGTGGCAATCCGCAAGGTTTGAGCCTATGCACTGATGAGCTGCTGACAACGACTGCAACCATTGATGAGGTAAAGGTGTATGATGTGGCTCTGACAGAAGCCGACATTATGAAAGCCCAAGCCAACAACGATGTGGAATACTACATTGATGGCGTGAACTTCAAAGATTATGGTGTGTCCGTTTCAAAGTCGGACGGAATTATTGGCAGACTTGCCCAGAAAGAAGCTCTCCAAGTTGATTATGACAACTACCACGGCATTGTCCGTGACAGGAAAAGAAAACGGTACAAGGAGCGCACTATCACGCTTGACTGTTTCCTTGAGGCAAGTGGTCGCAGTGCTTTCGTTGAGTGGTGCAGCCGATTTATGGCTTTGTTCGATGGTGATGGAACACACCGCCTTACTATCGAATATGACGGTAAGGCAAAGCCTCTCGTTTATGAGGTCGGCTTGTTTGATGATACGGACATTACAAAGACATGGGGAACTTATAACACAGACCTCATGGTCGGTACATTCAAGCTGAAGCTGATAGAAGACGAACCCGTAAAGCGTGTGTTGCGCCACATATCAGCTAACGACAACTCAAAGGCAAGCATAAAGGTTACTTCATCTAAGTTGCTCAATATTTATTGGGGAGATGGAACGCACACATATAATGTAGCTGGCAATGACACGGTTGTAGAACACACATACGCACTTGCTGGCGAATACGACATTATCATTGCTGGCGTGATTGAAGACATTGAAAAGTTTGAAACTAACGACATTGTTATATGGGAATTACTCAAATAATCAAGCGTAATGGCGAAACAATACAGCTCAACACAAACGAGCCGTTTTGTTTCGTCAAAGAGGCTACACTTACAAGCTCTCTAATGGGTGATGATTACATTTCCCTTAAAATAGTATCGTCTGAATGGCTTTCATTTGCCAAGGGCGATAAGATTGTTGTAGGCGGCAACGAGTATAGTATTAGAGCCACAACGACCCGTGAAATTGTGTCGGAGGGTTACTACAACTACGAGCCTGTCTTCTATGGTGTCATGTACGACCTTATGAAGACAATATACCGAAATTGCGACAAGTACGGAAAAAGCGACAAAAGCACTTTCGACTTGACATATACAATCAAGGAATTTGTACAAGTCCTAATCTACAACTTGGAGAGGGATTACCCTGGTGTATGGAAATTTGATGAGGACAACTGCCCAGAAACGGAAGCTAAGACAATTCAGTTTTCGGGGGTGAACTGTTTACAGGCATTGCAAACCCTTTGTAATAGCGAGCAGTTTAACTTGGAGTTTCAGATAACCCAAGACAACGGTATTCGTACAATACATATTGGGAAATTCGGCAAGCGTATCAATCCACCGAGCGGAGCAGATTTCTTTGAGTGGGGCAAGGGTAATGGTTTGTATAACCTCAAAGAGCAGAAGATAGACGATAAGGCTATTATCACTCGCCTTTGGGTAGAGGGTGGTACAACCAATATTCGTAGCGATTACAGAGGTTATGCAGAAAGGCTGCAACTTCCGATGCAAAGAATGAACCAATACGACCACACCCTCGCTGATGGTACGGTCGTAAAGGCTAATACTGAAATGATAGGTATTTCAGATGAAAGCAAACGCTACATTGAAAACGCAGAATTGCGTGACAAAATAGGCAGTGAGGAAGATGTGAAAACCTATGACAACATCTATCCGAAGCGCACAGGCAAGGTTACAGCAGTCGTTGCTAATGATATTTGTGCTTTCGTTGATGATACAATGGACTTTGACCTTAACAAAAAAGATGATAAGGGGACGGTGTATCTTGTGGATGGCGTTAGTGCAAAAATCACATTTACATCTGGTCGTTTGGCTGGACAGCAGTTTGAACTCAATGCAAAAGGCGGGTATGACGATAAGACGAAAACTTTTAAGATTATCCCATTTACGGATAATAGAGGTTTGACGATACCATCAGAAGAAACGAAAAATTCATTCTTCATAGAGGTTGGCAACACTTACAAAATCACAGACATATATCTGCCCGAACAATACGAGAAAAGAGCAGAAGAAGATTTGTGGTATGCTGGCAGCGATGATTTCAAGGACGCAAGCCAAGTAAAGGCGCAATATGCCCTTACGTTTGACAGATTGTATTTCTTGCAGTCTCTTAGCAGCGACACAGATACGAGCGTGTTTGCGGTAGGTGACTATGTGCCTGTTAAAGACACTCGCTTTGGCATTGAGAAAACAATGCGCATACAGAAAATCACTCGCAATCTATTGCTGGAGCATGACTACCAAATAACTTTGGCAGACAGTACCGCTATATCCATTCAGACGCAGACCGTTCTCACGGTTATAGACCATGAGAATGTAATCAACAACAACCGCCTCCGTGACTTGAATAAGGCAAGGAGAGGATGGAGAACGACCGAGGATTTGCGTAACATGGTGTATGACACAGACGGCTACTTTGATACAGAAAACATAAAGCCAAACTCCATTGACACAAATATGCTGACAGTTGGAGCAAAGAGCCAACAGTTTGTGTTGTCTGGTTGTGTCCTACAAGCAAACTTAGGGGGCAACCCTAATATGTTTGTGGCTACCGCTGGCATACTATCACACCTTACCATTGATAACGACAAAATAAGGAGCTGGCAGATGAATGAAGCCTCCTTTGAACTGCAAAGCACAGGTGGGTATTATCTGTTTGCCAAGTGTTCCAAGTCTGGCGAAAATGGTGTGTGGTATCTGACGCAAGAACAATTGAAGTTTGAGCCTACGAGCGACCCGAACAATTACTATTTCCAAGTAGGTATTATATCTAAACTGTATGCTGATGATAATTTCAGAGATTTTCAGACAACATACGGCTTTACCCGTATCAATGGCAACACCATTACAACGGGACGCATCATAACAAGTGATGGTGAGTGTTACTTGGATTTGGACGGCAACAAGTTCCGCATTGGTGACAGCACAAGTTCTATTGATTGGAATGTGTCTGCAAAGAGCCGTCTAACCCTCAAGAATGTGTCCGTTGCAAGTGGTAGCGGTGATGTTGTTCCGTTGGGCGTGTATCGTGGTGTATGGAATAAGGATTACATCTACTACAATGGTGATGAGGTTGCTTATACATCAAGCGATGGCGCAACGTGTACCTATCGTTACATTCACGCAACACCCTCCAAGGGCATAGTACCAACAAATACGGTTTATTGGGGCATAGTAGCGCAAGGTGCAAACGGCAAGAATGGAGTGAACAGCGATTGGGCGAGCTTTGTCTTCAAACAGAGCGACACAAAGCCAAGTAAGCCAACAGGTACAGCACCTATACCTAACGGTTGGAGCGATGCACCGACTGCAACGGGCAAGTGGTGGATGTCAAAGGCTATTGTCAATGGTGTTACGGGGTTAGCTGGAGCATGGAGCGAGCCTGTGCAGACAACGGCAGAGGATGGAGTGGATGGTGCTTATACTGATTTCAAGTATGCCAAAAATACATCAAGTGTTTCTTCCCCTCTTATTGCCGTAAGTGAGCGCAATCCGAAAGGTTGGAGTGATGAGCCTCCTACAATCTCACAAGGTGAATACCTTTGGATGAGCCAAGCGGAAATAAATGCTGATGGAACGATGAAAACAAATTGGAGCTTACCTGTCAGAATATCTGGCGAAAAGGGCAACAGTGGAGTGAACGGCTCTACATTCTATTTCATCTATACGGCAGCAAGCAGCGCACCAAGTACACCTACATTTACAGACCCAACATCATTGATAGGGCAGAGCGTGTGGAGCTTAAAGCCGCCAACCCCAACAAGCAGTAAGTTTGTCTATATGTCGCAAGCAATGCTCAATGCAAGCACGAATACTTTTGGAACGTGGAGTACACCCATTCGTATTACGGGTTTGAATGGAGAAAACGGTGCTGACGGCACAGACATTGAATTTATCTATTTGCGCAACACAGGCGATACACCAAGTAAACCCGTTTCCGAAAACAAAGACGATTATGTGCCGAGTGGTTGGACAGACAGTCCAAGCGGAATAACTGCAACTTATAAGTATGAATGGGTTTGTGTCAGAAATAAGCCAAGTGCTTCTGGTACTTGGTCTGCTTTTAGTACGCCTGTAATTTGGGCAAAGTGGGGTGACAAAGGTACGGATGGTGATGGAATTGAATATATATTCCAACGTACAGAAGTTGAAACGGCTCCAAATACTCCATTGATATTCTCGCCAAATGCGGGATTTGTGCCGAGCGGTTGGACTGATGAACCAAGTGGAGTGTCGGCTGACTACCCGTTTGAGTGGGTTTCTATGCGCAAGAAAACAAATGGTGTATGGGGTGGCTTTTCAGAGCCTACCTTATGGAATAATTATGTGGTATGGAATCCGAACTTGCTTGAACAGACGGAGTTTGCAAGCAAGGGAAAAATGGACAGGTGGAATGTGCAATCAATGTATGGCGGTGTTGGTGCTACTGACGCAAGCATTACCCATATCATTGCAAATGCCTTGGATGGTCATAATTGCTACTATGATATGAACAGCAAGCGTGAAGACGAAACAGTGTATAAAGAAGTTTTGGGTCAAGCTCTGCTTTCAAGCACATCAAAAAAGTTAAAACCGTCCACATGGTACACTTTATCCTATTGGTCTAAGTGTGGAATAAAGAGGGTGGCTGTGAATGAAACGAGCAGTAACTATGGCTTTGCCAAGCGTGATATGTATTTGCACAAAGGACAGAAATATACTTTGAGCGTGAACGGGCGCATTGACACACAAGCCAAGAATGACGGTAAGAAATTAGTCTGCTTCGTCTTCAACGATAGCTGGAGTTGGAGTAAGTCGGTAGAAATATCTACCACATACAACTCTACTGCAGTCTTGACTTTTACAGATGTCCCCGCAGATGGTATCTATCATTTCATGGCGTATATGTATGACAATACGGAGCCAAGGACAGGCAAGGTAACATTGAATTGGGTGAGTATGGAAGCCGTTAATGGTGCCATATTCTCCACATACATATATCCGAGTGCGATAGACAATGCAAAAGTATTTGTGGATGGTGTGGCAAAACTGAATGGTGCAATCGGTTCGGATTGCCAAGTGCAACACACGGCTAACACATCATGGGTAAAGCACACAATTACATTCAAGACCAAAGCAAACTTTGCCGACAACGAAAACTTACTATTCCGTTTGTCCCCGATAGTAATGTCTGGCAATGGGTATTATGTGTATATATGTATGCCTAAGTTAGAGGTCGGCAAGATAGCAACTGCCTATGACGCAAATTCAGATGATATGCGCCCCGACTACCAAGAGTACAGATTTGCAAAGAACGGCTCACGCAATAGTGCGCCCGCATTGGTTAAGACTGATGCAGAGCCGAGCGGTTGGACAACTACACAGCCGACTGTTGGAACACTTGAATATCTTTGGATGGTCGTTGCCAAGAAAAGTGCAACGGGTGCGTTACTCACCAATTGGAGTGAACCTGTGCGTATAACTCCTTATGACGGCAAGGATGGTGAGAATGGCAAAAGCCCAGCTATGGTGTATCGTGGCGTGTACGATAGTAACAAGACATATTACGGCAATCAGTATCGTGTTGATGCAGTCAAACACAACGGCACTTACTACGTTGCTCGTATTGATGCGGGAGAGTTCTACAATGTTGCTCCAACGAACACATCAAAGTGGAATAACTTTGGTGCGCAATTTGAAAGTGTAGCAACGGGATTACTGTTAGCTGAGAACGCAAATATTGCTGGTTGGATATTCAAAAACGGAAAGTTATATTCTCAAAATAACTCATGCTATCTTGATGGTAAAACTGGTGATGTTAATATACAGGGAAACTTTACGGGAAAAATATCAACTGTTGGCAAAGGTAATAGAATTGTCATAGACCCGTCTTCAAATACAATCATAATGTATAATACGGTAAATAACAATGATGTCGAGGTGTTGAGAATAGAATCTGAAGATATAGGATTTGGTTTGCGAAGACCAAAAATCATTATGAATGAATTGGCGGTTGATACAGGACAAATAATGAATAAAATGATATTATCTGCTTATGAGTTTGGTTGGTATCGTTTGGGTAATGGAAGCAACCTTGTTCCTATGATGGAAATCAAAGGAGGTTGGAGCGGAAAGAAAATAATACTTTCTGAATATGTGATTGACAGCATCAAGCCGAACACAAAAGGACAAATCTACAGAAGCGGTGATACATTAAAAATAGTAACATGATTAAGAATTGGATTACAGAAAGCAACAGACAAAAGCACTTTCTTTATGCCATTCCATGTGCCTTTCTACTCACGGTCTTATTCGTGGGTGGATTGGCTTGTGGCATGGAGTTTAAGGACAGAGCTTATGGTGGTAAATGGGATTGGTTGGACTTGTTAGCCACCATATTAGGCGGTGTTTTGGGGCAAATGCTCCAAATATTGCTGATTTATGTCTTAAAGTGTGTTTCTTAGACACATTTTTACTACCTTTGCAGTAAACATTTACTGGGTAAATTATGGAAGATGTAAGACTGATAGCCAAAGGCAGCATAACCGACCTGTCGAAAGGCTTTGCATTGAAAGGTGGTGTGCCGTTCTCCGTGTATGTCCGTAGCAAGGAAAACACGATGTTGAGCGACACACTGCTTGATTGCCGACTGATAGGCGATAAGGGGGCAAGTCCATTCCCCGTGCCTGTTGGTGATTGGACGCCCGCAATGATAGCGTACATTTCCCCAAACGCTATTGACTTGGGCAAGTTTGATGTATATTGGGGAGCGAGTGAACAACCAAATAAAATTGTATAAGCGCATGGGACTGATTTTAGGCAGTGGCTCTACAAAGCCACAATATCCTTACGATATGTGGTACGGTGTGCAAGGCGACTTGACAAGCAAGGACTACAAGCTCACAAGGGTTGGAAACCTTGACTTGCACCGCACGTTACCCATACAGAAGAAGTTGAGGCGTTTCGTGGAAAACACGGACGGCTCTGTTAAATACTACTTGCACCAAAATGACAGCCGTAAAAAGGATTCGGGCGCAAAGGCTACCATTGACAGCACGGATGGAAACGTGATGCTGGAGAAGCCCAAATACTATTTGCGTATTGAGTTCGAGGGTACAAAGTGGGTGTATGGCATTTCAGAATATCCTTTGCCCGGCTTCGTTGAAATGACACGCAAGACTTGTTCGCCTTGGTGCGCTACCATTGACCGTGACAATAACATTGCCGTGTCTGGCTGTTGGTTGCAATGGAATGGCGATGAACTATTGCGTGATGATGAGGGCATATTGAAGTTGGCGGACAATGCCGCACGTTTCCGTGGTGGTAACGGCTCTAATTCGGCTTGGGATGGTACTTACCATTCTATGCTTGGTATGCCAAGAACATCTATCAGCAAGGCTGGAGCAAGACCATTGTGCAAGAATGGCACTCACCTTGGCGTGTATCGTGTATATACAGAAATAGCATGGTTACAGCGCATAGAGTATGCCTCTTTGCATTGCCAAGACACATACAACGAAACGCTGACCGCTGACGGGTTCAGACAGGGCGGTTTGGGCAGTGGTCCCGCTGTTGATGGTAGTCAGTGGAATACATGGGGTGGTTACAATCCATTCGTGCCTTGTGGAGTTACTGCAACGCTCGGAAACAATACAGGACGCATACCTTATGTAATCAAAGGTTGGACGGGTGGCGACAAGACCGTGTATGTAACATCTTACCGTGGACTTGAAGCACCCTTTGAGTATCTTTGGCTGTTGGCTGATGATGTGCTGATACGGCATATCCCCGATACAGAGGGTGGTCGTAGTATCGCTTACCTGTGCCAAGACCCTACAAAATTCACCTCACATTCAGACAACGCAACAACCGTTCCAGATGGATATGAAGAAATGTGTGATTTGCCCCGTGATAGTGGTTATATCCTACACTTCGCCATTTCAACGAATGGTATCTGTTTCCCCGATGCAATAGGTGGTAGCAGCAATCAAGGTGCTTGTGATTACTACTGGCATCCGGGCAGAACAGCAAGTGGATGGTGGGGTTGCCTCCTGTCTGCGCATGCGGCTGCTGGTGCGAGTGCGGGTTTCGGTTCTCTGGTTGCGTCTTGTCGTTCCTCGCACTCGATTGCGTACAGTGGCTTCCGCTTGTGCCGTTTTTGACAGACTGCAAAAACGGTTCACGGCGCAACGAAAATCGGGGCAAAGTGAGTGAGAGAATAAACAGGAAATATTAAAACAAAATATTTTAAGTGTCGGTAGTTTGGGGTTGCCTCCTGTCTGCTAATGCGAATAATGGTGCGAATGCGGGTTTCGGTTATCTGAATGCGAATAATCGTTCCTCGAACTCGAATGCGAACAGTGGCTTCCGCTTTTACCGTTTGGTTTCAATTGAGAAATAAGATACTGAAGCTGCCGACACTTTACCTCTTGGTAGAAAAATAGTGATTAACACGGTGCGAGTAAGAAAATTGAAAGCTCTGTATTAGACTAACGGCACATATAGTAGATGAACGCAAATACATATTTGTATCAATACTCCGACTTTGAGGATTGCGGTCTTTACATTGGCGATACAGGCAAGCTGGCTTGTTCTCCAAGTAAGAAGTTGAAGAACGTATATCACTTGCTCTACACAAACGAAAACTTGTGTCTGGCTCAATACAACGCACAGCACGGCGAAGGTGAACGCAGCGAGATTAACGATTTCAATGAGCATATTTGCGAAAGGCTTGATGAATTGTATGAAATGTTGGCGTATGAAACGTATGTACCCGGCAAGTATAAGGAAAGAAAGATACATGACCCCAAGGAACGTGTCTTGATGATTGCCCCATTCTTTCCCGACCGCATCATTCACCATTGCGTGATAAACGTGTTGGGCGAGCATTGGACGCATCTATTCATTGAAAACACTTACGCTTGCATCAAAGGGCGTGGTGTACACAAGTGTATGCTTGATGTGCGCAGTGCGCTTATGCGTGATAAGAAAGGAACACGCTATTGTCTGAAAACGGACATCCGCAAGTTCTATGATAACATTGACCATGCCGCATTGAAGATTGTGATAAGGTACACGATAGCGGATATTCAGATGTTGCGCCTGTTAGATAAGATAATTGACAGTAACGGTAAAGACAAGGGGTTGCCGATAGGGAACTACACAAGCCAATACTTAGCCAACTTGTATCTGGCTTTCTTTGACCATTGGGTTAAGGAAGTTCTGGCACCTTACATCCTACGCAGATTTGGAGTGAAACTGTATTATTTCCGCTATATGGATGATATGGTTTTCCTGTGCGAGAGCAAGGAAGCACTGCACTATGTGCTTGACATGACAGGCTTGTATCTCGCTGCCGAGCTGAAAGTGGAGTATAAGGCAAATTGGCAGATATTCCCCGTTGATGATAGAGGCATTGATTATGTCGGCTTTTTGCAGAACCATTACAACGTATTGCTTAGAAAAAGCATATTGTTGAAGTTCTACCGCAAGGCATCCATTATCGCTAAGAAATGTCCTATTAAAGATGAGAGTGATATAAAGCACCTCTTTTCGTCTGAATATGGTTGGATAAGCAGATGTAGCGAGGTACACAAAAAGAATGTCTTTAATAAAATTACAAACTATGGACACAAGCATTTTATCAATGGGTCTTTTGTCAGAACAGCGTCCGCAAGTGATAGACCCTTACAACAACGGACAGGGAACATTTCTCTACAATCACAACATAAAAGAAGTAGATGTAGTAGCAGACGAAATGGGCGGTACGCACATAGTCAAGGAGGGGGAAACTCCGACAGGCAAGATGTGGCAGTACGACAGCCTCCGTGTGGAATATCCCAAGACAGCCGATAACATTTTCAGCACGTTAATCACTGCAAAGTACCCGGCTAAGACCGAAAACAAGTTGGTGAACGAGTATCAGAGTGCTACGCTTGGCTTGATGGATGAATCCGCAAAGAAACCTTATGAGGATTTCTTGAAAGACCGTCTGGCAATCCGCACGATGATAGACAGCGATTGTGAAACCCTTAACATTCCTATGGACTTATGAACGAGATAGAAGATTTCATTGAAGACCCCAACGAGAACAGCGACCTTTTCGATTGTGAGTTTACATCTGTGGATGCGGTTGTCAATCAGATAATGGTGTTCACTGGTTGGCAGAACAGAGCAACCGAAAATGGCGACCGTACACTTGTCGCTTATGGGGAGGGTTACAATCGGTCTGCTTTCTTCACGGACAGCAAGAAACTGAAAGAGGTGTTTTGCAATCCCAAGCGACATTATCCGTTCCGTGCAATCATTAAGGTTGTGAGTTATGGCAATATGTACGGTTTTCGTGTGTTCTCGCCTAAAAGTGAGATAACCAAGGAAGATAGGGAAAACTTTGAGTTTTACAAACGTACCAAGAACAGGAGAAGCCGATGAACACGACAGATGTAACAACCGTTGCGCATGGTATAAGCGATTTCGGTATGATGGCGGTTACGGCTGCTTTCTTCTTGCTGTTGTCGGCTGCAATGATGGTGGCAATATTCAAGTGGTTTAAGGCTATCATAAATCAAATGATGCAAGACAATAAGGAGAGCCTCCAAGAGCTTGCCAAGACCACAAACGCACAGAACGATATGTTACAGGACATTTCCGAGGGGTTGCGTACAGAAACACAGTTAAGAATACGCAACCTCACAGGTTTTGCCTTTGACCTATCCATTGAGCAAGTTTGTAGGCTTATCAAGCGTGTGCGTGAGGAAAACCACATCATAGACCACGAAGCGACAGCTATAAAGATACGCAAATCACTTCAAGTTATCCATAACGACCGCAACAGCCGTTTTGACCCATTCACATACAGAGGTAAGCCAATATCCGAGTATTGCAACACTGATTGGGTTGAAGATGTGGCAAAGGTGGTAGAGGGCGAGATTTACAATGAGGATGGCGCAAACAATGCCCGTGCCTACACTAACGTGAAGCTCGCATACGACAACATCAAAACCGACTTCTACCAACGGCTGAACGCATAAATACAAGTTTTGCGTAAAATTATATGCAGAACTATACAACATTTTAAGCAGATTATATATTATGGTTAAAATTTTAATTGACAATGGGCATGGAGTGAACACCACGGGCAAGCAATCGCCCGATGGTCGTTTGCATGAATACGCTTATGCAAGGGAGATTGCAAAGCGTGTAGAAAAATGCCTCAAGTGTAAAGGCTACGATGTTGAGCGCATAGTGCCAGAAGAATTTGACATTTCGCTTTCCATTCGATGCAAGAGAGTGAACGATATATGCCGCAAGGTTGGCTCAAAGAATGTGCTTGTGGTGAGTATTCACAACAATGCCGTTGGCAGTGATGGCAAGTGGTATAGTGCAAGAGGCTTTACCGCTCATGTCGGACTTAATGCCTCTGCCAACAGCAAACGACTTGCTGCCTGTCTGTGGAACAAGGCTATTGAACTTGGCTTGAAAGGCAACCGTGCTGTGCCAAACGAAAAGTACATCACACAAAACCTTGCCATTTGCCGTGATACGCTCTGTCCCGCAGTTCTGACTGAAAACCTGTTCCAAGACAATAAGGAAGATGTGGACTTCTTGCTTTCAGAAGAGGGCAAGACTGCAATAACCACACTCCACGTTGAGGGTATCATTGACTACATTAACAATGTGGCGAAATGAGAAAGTGGGTAACTATCGCTATGGTTGTGTTGGTCTGTCTGTGTTCGGCTCTGTATCTCCGAAATAGAGCCTTACAGACGGACAACGACAGGCTGACCGCCAACCAAACGGCATTGATGCAGAAAGCCACCTATTATAAAACAGAGGCTGGCAAGTCGGCTGCGAGTGTTCAAAAGTTGGAACTTACCAACTCCGAACTGAAAGCCAACTACAAGCAAGTGTGCCAGACAGCAGAAGAATTGGGGGTAAAGGTTAAGCGGTTGCAATCCGCAATGACCACTGCAACCGAAACAGAGGTAAAGATGATTACACAAGTCCGTGACAGCATTGTGTATCGTGATGGTGCTGTTGATACCCTCAAGGCTTTCAGTTGGCATGATGCGTGGGTAAATATACTTGGTGAACTCAAAGGGCGTGATGTGTCGCTCAATATGGTATCACAGGACACCCTCATTCAGATAGTCCACCGTGTGCCTAAGAAATTCTTGTTTTTCCGTTGGGGTACAAAAGCCATACGACAGGAAATAACAAGCACCAATCCGCACACCAAAATCACCTATACAGAATACATAGAATTGAAGTAG